CCGCCTCTATTGCCATAATACCCTCTATAATAATTTGAACCATAATAGTTTGACCCATAATGTCTTGAACGATTGTGTCCGCTATGTATTCTGCTATCACTGCGACTTCCATAACTTCCTCTACTACTTCCACTACTTCTTCTACTATCTCCTCCACGACTTCCACCACCCTTAAAATCTTCCTTATCACAATTACAGAAAGACGCAATCACCATAAGAATAACAATGATGATAACAATAAAAATATACCAATATATTTCGTCCATTCTTTATAACATTTATATATATAATTATTTTCACAAAAATAAAATAATAATTATGTTATTTATATGGCAATTATTTTTGATAATAATAAACCACTTATTTATGTTGATAGTATCAATGAAACAAGTTATTACACTGAAATGAAAAACATTCTTAGTTCATACATTAGAGAAAAAAATATAGAATACACCATAGTGAAAACACATGATGAGATACTTGGAAAACAAGATGGATATTATTTGGTTGAAAATAAATTAACAATTGAACTATACAAAAAACAGACAAACAGAATGTATTATGTTTTTACAAATTATGATATTACAAAAATAATGTCATTAAGTTATACAAAATGTAAAAAAACAGTTCCAATTATTTTGAAAAAAGAAAATACATTATTTGAGAATTTTCAAGATGAATTAAAAAATAAAGTTGGAAGTTTGAAACTAAAAAATGAATAAATTAGTGCTAATACTTATAAATAATTAATCGTAATTATAATTATATGTCAAGTGATGATTCAATGTCAAGTGATGAGAATAAAACAGAATTTATGAATAATACAATTGAAAAAATAAAAAAACTTGATTGGGGAGAAACAGAATATATTACAAATGAATTTATAAATTGTTCTGTAACAAAAAACATAAGATATAATACATATATATTTAAGGGCAAAGGATCAAAAAACATTGCTAAACATCTTATCAACGAAACTAATTATTATAAATCACTCATACAAATATTAGGGAAGAATGAATCACGAAGATTTTTACCAATACAAAGTTGGGAAGAATTTTGGGAAATTTACAAAAATGAACCAATAACAGACAGACATTTATTTGAATTAATATTATCTCATAAACCATGTAAGCCATATTTAGATATTGAATGGGTAAAAAAAAAGAAAGAAAAATGTAATTATGCTGAATTTGTTGATATTCTAATAACAGACATAATAAAAATATTTATGACAAAATATAATACAGAAATAAACAAAGAGAATATAATGATAACAACTTCACATACAGACATTAAAACAAGTTTTCATATTGTTATTGATAAAGTACTAAATAATAAACAATTAATGTTTGAAACAAATATTAAAGGAAAAGAAAATTCAGCGTGGGATTTATGTAATGAATTAATAAAATTAAACAAAGAATATGAAACTAAAATAGATGCGTCTGTATATACAACTGATAGAGAATTTAGAACAATATATTCAAATAAAACAAATGTTTTCAGACCATTTATCCCGTATAATACAAAAATAAGAATTAATTCAAAAATAAAATTATCAACAAATGAATGTTTAAAATATATAATAACACATTGTAAGACAGATACATATGAAATAATTAAAGCACCTGGAATTATATTATTTACTTCAATACCGTCCTCCCCAAAAAATATTATTAAAAAAGAAATAATATATACAAATGAAGAAATAAAAAAGATAGTAAAATTAATAAAACCAATACATAAAAATATTGAATTAACTGGAAAATTAAATAATGGTGCTCTTAGATTTACATATTATGATAAAAAAGAACCGTGTTATACTGGAAAATTACACAATTCTAATGGATTTTATGTGACAATTGACAATAATAATAAATTATATATGAGATGTTTATCAAATCATTGTAAAACTAATATTTGTTATTTAGAATAAAAATAATATACTAGCAATATTATTTTTAGACAAGTTGTTTATAATTATAATTAAAAAAAATATGTATAAAATAATATGTCAAAAATATTGATATTAAACGAAGAACAATTTAATTCTATGTATAAAACGAAAAATAATATTCTTTCATCTGGTGCTTATGGTGATGTTAGAGAAACAGTATGTAATAATTATGTTGTGAAAGAATCGACAAAAAATATTGAGTCAATTATTTGTGAATTGGATATATTATCAAGATTTGACTCACACTATATTATTAAACCAAAAGCAATGAGTTTGTCAAAAAACAAAATAAAAATTGTTTATGAAAAAGGTATATTAATTAATGAAAGTAATATACAGACACGAAATATAATTCAAATATTTTATGATTTATTAGTTGGATTAAAATTATTACACGATAATAACATCATTCATTGTGATATTAAACCACCAAATATTATTATATTAAATGATAAACCGGTTTATATTGATTTTGGTATATCAAAATTTTGTTTTAGATTGGAAAATATTAATGATAAAGCATTTATTAGTAATACTGCTTTTACAACCGGTTTTGAACCACCTGAAAACGGACACGAAACAACAAGAAGCATAACGGGAGATGTTTATTCATTAGGAAAAACATTTATGTGTATTGTTGAAAAACTTGATTATATATATTCTAATCTGCCAAAAAAATATAATAATGATGATTTTAATGACGTTATAGATAGTATGGTGACACCAATTGAATATAGAAAGTCAATTGATGAATTATTAAATATGAAGTTTTTTGAAAGTGCAACAAAAAATGACAATAATAATAAATATACTTATGATGAATTAGAAAAAAAACAAAACCTAATGCCACCAACTTTTTACAAAGAATTATATATATTGATTATTGATATGATTAGTTATAATGTTGAAACACACATAATATTTCAATGTATTCATAACATTCATCGTAGCATTGAATTATTAAATAATGAAAATATTATAGTTTTATTTTATGCTAATTTTTATTTATGTTCTTATAAAAGTATAATATATGATGAAATTTATTGTGATTTATCAAATTTTATAAATTCATTTAAATTAACCTGTTCTGAAAATATATTTATTGAAATGATTTTGGCATTATTAGATAAATTAAAATGTGTCATAACAACCGAAACAATATGGAATGATTGTGATGTTGGAAATTCATTATACTCATATTTTAAACAAGTATGTAATTGGAATTATCCTTTTGTTAGTAGTCCAAAATTTAATAATATTAATAATACCATACAATATTTAAAAGTAAATGATTATAATTCTTGTTCTGGTTTATTCTATTTAATAAAAAAACTAAATACACAAAAAGAATTTATAAATTTTATTGAGACAGATTGTGTTATTTTAGGTGATAGATATAGAATAATACCGAAAACAATAAAAAAGATTGTGCCAACAAAAGATATTTTGCGGTCGACAGTTATTTCTCTAATAAATAATGAAGATGTAATTGATACACATCATTGTATCTATGGTATTATATACAGAACAATTTTACAATATAATCAAGACACTTTATTTTGTAATACTGTTTTTGATAGAATAATAAAAAGTAAATTATATGAATTGTATGACAGTATTTATGATGTTGATAAATTAAAATTAGCAAGAAAAAATAAAAAGAAAAATTTTAGTCAAATGCCAATAAATATATTTACTTGTTCTTATCAAGATTTCCATACACAACTTATAAATCAAAACTAACAGCAATGTCATCTTGAGGAGTAAAATATTCATTATCGTGAGCAGTAACTAATGGGTCAGGATTTATAATAATTCTGTCATTATTATAGACCAATCCTTTTGCCCCAAAACTTACTCCGGTTGGTGGTGAAATATTAGCATTAAAAATATTATACCATCCCATTAGTGTCAATTGATAATTATATTGAGACATTCCACAATAGTCTAGCATATTAGATATATTAGCAGATGTAGTAATACGAGTCCAATTCCAATTATGTAATGGTTGATTAAAACTGGTGGCATTTTCAAACATACTTGACATATTAGTAACAGTTGATACATCCCAATTATTCAATGGTTGGTTAAAACTGGTAGCATTTTCAAACATATTTGCCATTTTAGTAACATTTGATACATTCCAATTATTCAATGGTTGGTTAAAACTGGTAGCATTTGCGAACATACTTGCCATATTAGTAACAGTTGATACATTCCAATTATTCAATGACTGGTTAAAACTTGTAGCATTTCTAAACATACCAAACATATTAATAACATTTGATACATTCCAATTATTTAATGGTTGATTAAAACTGGTTGCTCCTGAAAACATACTAGGCATAGATTGAACATTTTCAATATTCCAATTGTTCAATGGTTGGTTAAAACTATAAGCACTGTAAAACATAGCATTCATAATATTAACACTCCCAACATTCCAATTATTCAATGGTTGATTAAAACTGGATGCCTGGCAAAACATTAGATCCATATTTTGAACATTCTCAACATTCCAATTATTTAATGGTTGGTTAAAATTTGTAGCATCAATAAACATTTGATTCATGTTATTGACATTTGATACATTCCATCTGTCTAATGGTTGGTTAAAATTTATAGCATTACGAAACATAGATCGCATATCTTCAACACTTGATACATCCCATGTATCTATTGGTTGATTAAAATTTGTAGCAAAATTAAACGTACCTGACATATCAGTGACATGTGATACATCCCAAGTATTAATTGGATAATTAAATTGACTGCAGTAACTAAATATGGCAGTTAAAGTAGTAACTCCTTTTGGCAAATATTTCGGCACTTTTACAAGATTGCTCGCCTCATGAAAAGCATATGATAAATCTAATGGACCTATCTTTTTGACTTCAATTAAATATTCATTACTTAGCACACCAAAATTTCCATATCTCCATATTTTGCCCCATACTTTTATTGTATATTTACGACCTCCTGCTAATGTTTTAGATGGAAAATTAGATGAATTAACAGTGGTTGTCGTAAATGTTTCAGTATGAGTGCCATCCCCCCAATTAACATAATAGTTAGCATAACCCCAAACTGGCAATGTTATAATATATTCATCACCTGCTGGCAAATCATAAACAAGTTCAGTTTTATTGACTTTGACACTTGCAATCGGGGGAACAACCATCGGTTTAACTTGAATTTCTTTTTCCATATATTAACCAACTATATTTTATTTTCAATACATAAATAAAATATTATAAAAAAATTATAACTCCCCAATTCTCTTCAAATTCTGTTTGTGTAAAATTATTGCTGACATTCTCAATGGTTTATATTTATTTTCTACATCAATAGACACTGAAATTTTACTATTAAAGTCTTTGAATATGTCTAGCACACTATTTGAATTTTTGTCCTTTTCAAGAACACACAAAATCACATTTAATAGTCTTTCATATCCTAGATAATAATTGTCGCTTTCATCTTGTTCTAATTTTGAATACAAAACCAAGTTCAATATTTTAGAGCAACAAAATTTAATTATCTTATCATCAACAATATTATTAACAAAGAGCATTCCAATTAAATTCATTAATCCCTTGTAATTCGAAACTCTGTGTGGGTTGTGTTTATCCATCTTCTCGTTGCTATTTGTCAATGCTGTAAAATATTCATTACATAAATTTAGAAAAACTGATTTGAATTTTACTTCTTTTCCTTCACTCATAATCTTAAAATTAGAAAAATGGATTATGATATCAACATATAATTCAGAGGGTGTTTTCATATTATTACTATTGCTATCATGTGATTTGTATGCCATAATGTCATTCATTGATTTCAGTATCAATTCACTTGACAATACTTTGTAATGCTCTCCTGAACTATAATTTAGTCCTTGTAATATATTCAAAACATCCTGATAATTCTTATTATTGATTTTATTCAGATTTTCTCTTATAATATTTTTCATATTAGTGTCTCCTAAATTAGTGCCATTATTACAAGATTTATACACCTGAACCATTGAATACATCAAATCTTTTAATACATTCATTTCTTTCTTTCCGGTTGATACATAATATTTCTCTAATTCTGGTATCAAATATACATTATCAGTTTGGCAACTGAAAATTTTGTCAATATCGTGTTTGATAATAATATTGCTCATTTTGTTAATAATATACGACTATATTATTAAACACTTAATAAATCAATTTTTTTTATAAATTAATATTTAATTACTAAAATTTTTCTCAAACTCACTAACTAATTTTTGCATATTCTTATGTGAAAACAAATTCTTTCCAAATTCTTCAATCTCTTTTTTCTCTTTGGGTGTCAATTTATTCATCATTTTATTAATATCAACTAATGATGTTATATCTTCTTTTGACATTTTGTTGTTTATCATTGATAAATTATTATTTGATATACAAAAAATATTGTCATAAGTGTCATAAATATGCTTGAAAAATTTATAATCCCGTGTATAGTTTCTAAAAAGTGTCAAGCAATAATATACAAACTCATTAGTATAAATTATGTAAGTATGTATTTTATTTGCGTAAGGTTTAATTTTATTGTAATATTTATTGTCTCTCATAATAGTATCACACACACAACAGAAATCATTATAATTTTTTGTATCATTATACATAGCATAAGCAAAAACAACAAAACAAGAACAGAACATATTAAATAACATTCCAAAAAATCCAAATAAATAAAATGTTGTGTAATAATATGATGTAAGCAACGATTGATAACTGAAAGAGACTGGCAATAATAATAAAGAAGTCATACACGAATAACCCGAACCCATAATCATTTGTATTAGCAATAATAACAAAAACATTTTTATTATTATTTGTGTATATTGTTTAAGTTATTTTATAAATAAAAATTATAAATTATAATATATATGGGTAATACTAAATGTAAGCATAAAGATTTAAGAATTGACACAGCAAATAAAAAAGTATTTTATGATAAATATAATTATTGGAAATATGTTGTAACTAACGTTCAATGTTTAGAATGTGAAGAAAAGCATAGAGGATTACAAAAAATATGTATAGACCACGGTATAGAACAAGATTGGGAAATTTTATATCCTAGAAATTGCGAACATATTGAATTAGAAAAAGTAAATATTGATGATGAATTTAACACAGGAAAATTACAATGTAAAATGTGTTTGTTTTCTATCCCAATTAAAAAAATAGATAATAATTGGAATACAGATAGAGAAAAATTATTAGGATAAAAATGATATAGTATCACCAATAGTGTTAAATTCTGTATAATTATCATTTGTCAATAATAATACATTATTTTCGTTGATAGCAATTGAACCATAATAATATTCATCAAGAGATACATTCTTTTTATTTATCATACAATACAATCCTTCTTGTTTTTTATCTCTTATTTGCAATAAATATTTTAGAATTTCTTTAATATTTTTAGTTTTTGTATTTATTGTTATGTATTTTTTGTCATTAATTGTCATTGTGTCTATATTTTCTAAATCATAATAAGTTGTAAAGTCATCATCTAAATTATTAGTAATATTATGTGTAATTTTATTAATAACAAAACCAGAAGCGTTTCTATGTCCTCCTCCATTAAAAATTTTTGATATTTCGGTTGTGTCAGTTTTGTCATTAGATGAACGAGCACTAAATATTGTATGTTGTTTTATCATATTATGGGTATATACAGCAGAAAAATTTATATTATTATGATATGTAAGTAAATTACTGCCTAATTCATTTCTTAAAATTTGTGAATTAATCAAAGCAACAAAATAGTATTTTTTATTTAGTTCTATAAAACTAACATATGAATTTTTGATTATTTGTTTCACGTAAGAATTATTTAATAGCACCATTCCTTTGCCCAATGGAATGACTGTATTAATCATATATGAGTTAGCAAATAATTTTTCATATTCATCAAATGTGTATTTTAATGTTGATATGTATGCTGTAATTTCTTTTGTATTTGTCATTTTATTGAACCATAAATCATTATCTTCAATATATAATACACCATTTGGAATATTAACAAATCCAAATAAATATGTATATGTAATAAAAGCACCAGAATGATTCATATCAAATACTACATATTCTTTTGGAATATTAATAAGATTACTTTGTGCTGTCTTGTGATGGTCTAAAATTAGCAAATTATTATTGGTAGATATTATCATTTCGTTTGTTATTTTTTCACTAAACGAAAAATCACAAATAAGAACATATTTGTCTTTTAATTGTTCTGGTAAATATGAATAATCAGTTCCATAGTATGCGTTCATAAAAATTACTTTATCAAGATTAACTTTTTGTGATATTAACCATTTTCTAACAATTGTTGCTGACATAAAACCATCAGGACAAGAACCATGTGTTATGACATAATCTATTTTATTTTTATTTAATTTTTTATTGTCATAATCATAGACAATTTCAAGAGAACTAAAATCATTACTTATAAAGCGTGCCATTTTATCTAATAGTAATAATATTATTATTAATACTTATAGTTTCAATTTTTTGTAGTATTCTAAATAATACAAACTTATGAGAAATTATTATTTGCTAAAAATATTTTTGGATATTTGATACTTTTTATTATTACTAAAAATAATATAAATCTTTTATAAAATTTTTGAAATAATTTTGAGATTATTATAATTCATTAATTACTAAATAATTAAATGAAATCCAATAAAAAATACTCACAACAAATTTATATTATTTTTTAGTAATAATTAAAGTATCAATATCTAAAATGAGATAATGCCATATATCTTATTAGTAAAAAAATTGATATAAATATATTTAGGGATTATAGAGATAATAATATTATAATATAATGACTACTAAGATGGACTTTACTAAAATGACTATTGATAATTTCATCATCAATCTGATTAAATATAATAGCATTGATGAAATATTAGATACATGTGAAACACAAGGAAATAAAGGAAATATTTTTGAAAGAATTGGAGATATTGTTATTAAGTTTGGTTTTTGTGAAATATTTTCTAACTCACAATTTTCTCATATGATAGGGAATGCTAATAATGGTAAATTAAAGAAATTAGAAAGTTTTAATGAATATCTAAATGAAAAAGTTTATAGTGGTAATTCAGGGGGATGTTCAGATATTACTTTGTATGATAGAATTGAAGGTAAGTATATTTTTATAAGTTCAAAATATCCAAAAACACAACAAGATATTAAAAAACAAAAATCAGTTGATTACTATGACATTCAAAATATTATAGCAATGATAAATAAAAATAAACATATCTATAAAGATTTTGAAATATATTTACTTGTTCCAGATAAAAAATCAGTTTTGGAAAAAGTATTAACTGCTAATAAATCAAGTCAATATATAACTGATTATATGACTGAAGATAAAATTATTGATAAAACAGATTTGAATAAATACTTTTTGAAATTCAAAGCAGAAATTATTAAAGCATTAGATAAAAAAATTAATTATGATGAATTATTTTTAGGAGAAAAAGAAAATTTAAAGTTAAGATTTCATCAAGATTTAATTACATCCAAAACATCATCATTAATTGAAGAAGGTAATAAAAGTTTCTTATGGGGGTGCAAATGCAGAAGTGGAAAAACGTATATGACAGGAGGTATTGTAATAAAACAATATGAAATTAAGCAAAAATTAAATGTTCTTATTATTACACCTGCCCCAACAGAAACAGCACCTCAATTTACTGATGACTTATTTAATAAATTTAGAGATTTTACACCATTTAAAATCCATAATATTGAAGGTTCAAAAGAAATCAGTTCAATTGTATTAGATAAAAATAATATATTTGTTATGTCTAAACAACTATTACAAAAATATATTAAAACAGCCAAAATAGACAAAACTATTATGAAAATTAAAAATCTTAAATTAGATATAGTCGTATTTGACGAAAATCATTATTCAGGTTGTACTGATTTATCTAAAGCAATTTTAAGTTCATATTCAACAGATAAAACTATTAAAATTTATCTGACAGCAACATACAGCAAACCATTACAAGAATGGAATATTTCAAGTGAATGCCAAATGTATTGGGATATTGAGGATGAACAAATATGTAAAAGCATATTATCAGATAATACTAATATAAATAGATTAGTTGAAAAACATGGTGATATTGTAAAAGATATGATACAATATAAAAATAAAAATGGTGATACTGTTGAAGATATTTTTAAACCATATTTAAGAATGCCTGATTTGTATCTAATTACGAATATGTTTGATAGTCAAAGATATGATATTATTAAAGAAAATATTATGGGGTCTCATTATGGTTTTAGTTTTGATGTTCTTTTTAGTTTGAATAAAGATAAACAATTTAACTACAAGAAAGAAGTAAAAACTATTTTGAGATATATTACAGGTTCTGAAAAAGAGCAAGATTATAAAACTGGTGATAAATCTATTTTTACGAGAATTAATAGTTTATGTAAAAGAATACCATTTACTCAAATTTGGTTTCTACCATCTGATAATATTAATGATATATCACAAAATTTAAAAACTTTGATGATGGAAGATAAAATTCTTAAAAATTATAATGTTCTATGTATAAATCGCAAAAATGATAAATTAGCAAAAGACATTAAAGAAGAAATCACTAAATATGAAACCATTACAAAATCAGAAGGTAAAGCGGGATTAATCTTATTAGCAGGTAATATGCTTACATTGGGTATTACTATAAATAGTTGTGATGTTGTAATATTAATGAATAATGCTTTATCTGCTGATAAAGTTATGCAACAAATGTATAGGTGTATGACAGAAGGTGATAATAAAAAAATGGGTTTTGTTGTAGATCTGAATATTAGTAGAGTTATACAAACTTGTATAAATTACACAGTTTATAAAAATGATATGAGTATTGAAGATAAAATGAAATATTTAATCAATAATCATTTAATAAACATTGATGTTGATATGATGGAACATAAAAAAATCAATGGTGATAATATTGTAAAGAAACTGATGGATATTTGGAAGGGAGATCCAGTTAATAGTTTTAAATCATTACTTAAAAGAATTGATGATGATTATATTGAATTTGATAACCATACACAAAAACTATTAAATGCGTCTTTTGTTAATTCAGTCAAAGATGATAAAGTTGATACAACAGTAGAGGTTAAAGATAGTGATGATGAAACACAAATTTTACCTGATGGAAAAGAAAAAGTAAGAAAGGATAGTGATAATGATAATGATGAGAGTTCTAATAAATCAGACAATGAAGAAGATGAAATAGAAGAACCTAAAATATCATTTCAGAAAGATGTATTACCATATGTTATACCATTAACATGTATTCTTACAATTGAAAACAAAAATAAAGATTTTATAACAATGTTAAATGATATTAAACATAATGAAGAACTATTAGACATATTTGATGATATGTGTCTGATATGGTGGAACAAAAAAGGTTTAATCAATATAATAAAAAATATTATAGAAAAATTCTTTGATAAAAATTCTAATACATTTAATATCTCTATACAATTTAAGATGTCAATACAAAGTTTGTTAGATAGACCTAAAGAATTATTAGAATTAATAAGTGACTGCTTAAATACTAAAACAATTGAAAAGAAATCATTTGGAGAAGTATTTACACCGATGAATTTTATAAATGATAAAATGTTAAAAGATATTGAAGATTATTGGATGACAAAATATAATAAAAATATTTGGGAAGATGAAACTTTAACATTTTATGACCCTGCAACTGGTATGGGAAATTATCCAATTGCGATTTATTATAAATTGTTTGAAGGATTAAAAAATAAGATACCAAACGATGAAGAAAGGAAAAAACATATAATTGAAAAACAATTATATATGGGTGAATTAAACAAAAAGAATTGTTTTGTTGTTAAACAAATATTTAATATCAATAATGAATATAAATTAAATCTTTATGAAGGTAATACATTAGAAATAGATATTTATAAAGCATTTGGAATTAAGAAATTTAATGTTATTATTGGAAACCCGCCATACAACAAAGAAGTTAAAATTCATAATGTTTCATTACCATTATATAATGAATTTATAGAATATTATACCGATAAGTGTAATTTATTATCATTTATAGTTCCATCACGATGGTTTTCTGGTGGTAAAGGATTAGAAAAATTTAGAGCTATGATGATAAATAGAACTGATATATTATATATAAAACATTATGATGATGCATGTAAAATATTTGGTAATACAGTTGATATTAAAGGTGGTGTAAATTATTTTTTAATAGATGATGAATATAATGGATTATGTAATTATAATGGTTCATTACTCAAACTAAACAATAATGATATAATAATAAATAATAATTATGATTCAATTTTAAATAAACTTAATAAATTAGATAAATTAATATCAGTATATAATAGTCAAGATCATTATAAAATTCAATCTAATGACAAAAGACTAAAAAATAAACAAGACATAGATGATATTATTTGTTATGTATCACAACAAAAAGGATTTATTAAATATATTGATAAAAAAGAAATTAAAGTTAACTATGATAATTGGAAAATATTAACAACATCTGCAGCACATGGAGAAAAAAGTGGATTTGGTAATATGTTTATATCAAAACCTAATGAAGTTCATTGTAAAAGTTATATTGGATTTAATGTAAAATCCGAAAATGAAGCAAAATCATTATTGAGTTATATGAAATGTAAATTACCAAATTTATTACTAAGTTTAAGAAAAATGTCTCATAATTTATCATCTGATACTTGTAAATGGATACCATTAGTTCCATTAAATAAAGAATGGACAGATGATGAAGTATATAAGTATTTCAAATTATCTGAGGATGATATAAAATTGGTAAAAGAAACAAAAGTTATTGGATATAATGACATAAAAATAGATAATACAAATGAACCAAAAATAATAAAAGATGGGCGGAAACAATATTATTTAGTTGGTGATAAATTATATAAAGTAAAAAAAGACAAATCACAAGGTGAATTATTTGGTAGATATATTGATGGTAAAATTGTAGATGGTGTAGAAAATATAGATGAAGAAATTATTACAAAATCTAAAAAACCATTCATAAAGAAATCAATTACTAAACCAATTAATGAAATTCAAATAGATAAACCAATTGTCGAAACAAAAAAATCTAATAAGGTTATTATAAAAAAATCAATTATTGAACAGAAAAAAGAAATTCAAATAGATGTTCCAGTAATTGAAACTAAAAAACTTAATAAACAAAAAAGTAAAAACTTTATTAAAGATAAATTTATTTAGATCGTACTAATTATAAATCAATTCTTATTCAATAAATCATATTTCAGTCTTTTTATGAGTTCAATAATATTAACATCATCTTTTTTATTTTTTAGTTCATTTTCAATAAATGCTATATCATCAATAATATTATGAGTATTTTCAGTAATATTAATTTTTTGTGTCAGTTTTTCTATTTCTTTTGTTCTTGTTTTATTCTTCTTGTATAATTCTTTTAATGTATTCATAATAGTATCTTTTTGCGGTTCTTTAATATGTTTAAAATTATCAAGAGGAAATGTTAATAAATATTTCTTAAATAATGTTGCTAATTCTTTTTCATTTCTAAAAAACAATACTAATTCCCAACTTTCTTTAAATGTTTGTAGATTATCATTGAACCATTTATCGTCTCTTTTTATTGTTATATTTCTTGAATTCTCAACCCGCCAATATAATATTGTGTCAAGAACATAATCAGGATGAGTTTTATCTAATTTATTTAATGTTTCAAATATCCATTCATCAATTTCTTTATTTGTCATATTAATTCTTGGTTGGTATATGAAACCAGCAAAATTATAAATTTTTTCTTCATAACTTAGCATATTATTTGACAATTGATTTTTTGGCATTAATTGTATTAACGCTCCTTTTTCCATTTTAGTCTCTATGCTTAGCCATTGTGTTTGTTTATTAGTATCTTTCTCAAAATCTTGTCTATTTTTGTATTCAGTTATTGACATTTGCCAAAAATCACATTCATCTAACTCACAACATTGTAATTGTAATTGAACTTGAACCCAATAATACGCAGGACATATACCTTTTTTAACATCTTTATATAGCACTGTTATTTTCTCACCGTGTACGCCATAAACTTCTGGTGCATCTTTATCCATAATTATTTGTCTTCCAGATGGACATTTAATTTCTAACATTCTGCCAACATATTTTGTTTTATAACAATTTGCTGTTAAAAATTTAAATTTGTCTTCTTGTTTTTTTATTAATTTTAATTCTTCTTCTAGTTCCTCCCAAGTTTTCCCACTTTTTGTCTTTAATTTATACTCAGATATAATGCCATCAGGACTTGCTCCCAAAAAGTTATATTTAGGATGCTGACACAATCCAAATTCCATTACTTTGACATTCATTCTATATTCATAAATCATTGTTGCTACTTGTTCCAGTTTTTTACCGTGATAACACGATTGCGATGTTTCAAATGGTTTTCCGTGGACTTTCTTACTTATAAAACTATAATTAGTTTCATATGGGTTCATACCAACAATTGTTCCACCATCTGATGCTGTAATCATTGTATCTCTCATTTTAAACCATTCTTCACTTCTTTGGGCGGGATAATATTTTGACGCTAGATATCTATAAATTTTGCTTCTTTTTGTTTCTTCATCCTCCCAAATATCATCTTTAATATTCTCATCATTAAAGTTATCCGTTCCAAATGGAGGCAATTTATTTAAATTAGTTTGGGGATTTGGTATTTCTTTTTTTGGTTGTGTTTTTTCGAAACTTGACAAATTGCCAAATCCCGATTTTGTTGGTTTTTCAGGAACTTTCTCTAATTCTTGGACGGGTTGTTTTTTCTCATAACTTGACAAATTACCAAAACCGGATTTTGTTGGTTTTTTTTCGAAACTTGACAAATTACCAAAACCAGATTTTACTGACTTTTCAGGGACTACATCTTGTTTTGGTTGCTTTTTCTCAAAACTTAATTCAGGTTTTATTTCTTGTTTTTTCTCAAAATTTGGCATATCACTTAAAACTGATTTAGTTGGTGATTTCTCATAATCACGTTGAATAATATCAAATGTTTTTTCATCGTAGCGATTATTTGTGTCAAAATATATTTTTTTGCTATCTACATTAGCATATCTACAAATTAATTTAAGAGCAGTATCTTGATTGTATCTATTTTTAGAAACATTCGCAATATTCTCAGCAATAGTATGTAAATCATTAATGTCATAAGTTTGAGAACAATTATTTTTAAGATATTCAGTAAGTGAAAAACTCATTCTGGAATAATTATAATAGTAAGTTGTTAATATTATAATCTTAAATTATCAATTTTTTTAGTTCTTTATTTGGTATAATTATAGAATATTCTTGTGTGTTAGAACTATCAGTGTGCTTTATTGGTTTTTTGTCAGTTGAACTATAATATGATGAATAAAAAGAACTAGAAGATGATTCGTTAATAACTAAATTTTTTATATTGTATTTAGTTATGAGATATTGTCGTGCTTCGTCTAAATCGGGTTTTTTGGAAAATCCTATTTTAATCCCACCATTTATATATTCTATATTAGGTCTAGAATTAAATTTCTTTTGTTGGGATACACTCATTCTATATTATTATACTAGAAATTTTTGGTTTTTATATATTTAGACATAATACAAAAAATGAAAAAATACACTATTTGTTATTCTTAATCATAATTAACAATTCTAAACCAAGTAGTACTCTGTGATGACTCAGAAGGAAGTAAAGCCGGTTATGTTCATCGATTATGATGACACGTTATTGGCATCAACCGCTATTCAAGCAGCACTCGCGAATAAGGGAGCTGCAGGTTCAGCAGAAGAGGCACATAACATCGCTCTGCTTCGTGCTAATCTGGCGCAACTCGAGACTTCAGTCATCAACTTTTTAAAAGCAGCCAAGCACCACGGAGACATTTGCCTCGTCACCAATGGAGAGAACGGTTGGGTGGAGCAGTCCTGCAGTCGCTACATGCCCAGCGTAGTGCCCTACTTGAAAACAGTTCCTATTTTCTCAGCACGCCACTTTTTTGAGAAAAAGGATCCACATAATCCCATGATCTGGAAGTTACACGCCTTCACGCATTTGCTGTCGGTAGCGAACCCAACCCCTCGTCAAGTGATATCCATTGGCGACTCAAACTGTGAACGCGAGGCAATTAAGCGGGCGTGCTCACCACTTAAGGGGTGTCACGTGAAGATAATAAAATTGATTGAACAGCCAACGATTGAGCGTCTTTCGCGACAACTTGACATTATAGCGGGAATAATGTCCAAGATTGTTATTCACCAGGGTAGCCTGGATGAAGAAATTAAGGTGGAGGAGGTTCGTCCGGAGGTGATTGTGTTCGATCAGATCGCTCTTCGTGCAGGATTTAGTGGCGATAATGTGATGGAAGATGACCCCATTCCTGCTGCTGCTTCTGCTTCTGCTTCTGCTGAAAAGCGGTGAGCACATTTATTATTTTTATTTATTATTTTATTATTTAGTTTATGATAAAATCATAAGATTATAATATTTCAACAGAAATATGTTAATGACTGAAAATTTATTAAACGAATACATAAACAATCATCAACCAATTTTGCGTAATAGACAGTTGTTTCATTATTATTTCTATATACAAACAAATAATAAATTGTGCTAAAATTATTTTAAAAATTTCATAAAAAGTATCAAAATATTATTCATAAAAATAAATGATAGTGAAAGAGAAATATATAAGAATAGATTAAGTATTGAAAGAATATTTAATTGTATAATAAAAAAAATATAATAAGTTTTGGCATTATTTATTATGCTTACAATAATTTAATAATTAATATAAAAATTTGTATGAGATTAGACTGCCAAAAATGTTTAGTATAATATTTATAATTATCAGTAAAATATTATTTATAACAAATATTTTTATATTATTATTTTTAAAAATAATAAATAAGGCAATATCCATATTTAGACAAAAAATGAAAACACACTAATAGATAATATGTTTATAATTTTGTATTATTAAACACATAAGTATTAACACATCAAAAAAATGAAAAAACGATTATATTGAAATGTGTATTATTTTGATTAATTAGAATTTTCTTAAATGAAAAGATCCTACGATAACAACCTCACAAACCCGGAAACACAGAGAGTTCGAATAGCTCATGAAAGAGTTCTAACTTTGTTAGATCCGGAGTATTTTTTGCTTGATAGTAGGATGTTGGTCAATCCCCGAAATGTGTGGAGATACGCAAGAGTGATGTTCTATTTCTTGCGAATGGTCTATTCCGTCGGAAGGGTTGCATTTGTGTCGAACCTCCGCAAAGTGGTTGTGATGGAACAGTGCAAGGAGTTTCTTCCGCAACGGCCTATGACGAAGGAGCAATCTGACCAATTTCAGGAGTATCTAAATCTGATGAGATATACTGAGATGTTCCCAGTTCTCACGTGTGAATCAGATGCCGCTGTCCCAAATAGGATAGATCATAGACAAAAGTGGCGCCGATTGTTTCATGCTACACTATTGAGCACACGCCCCCAAAAAGTGGTGTTGGTTTCTAGTTCGCCTGATATTTGTAGAACCTTCAAAGAGTCAATGAGCCAATTTCAGGGTGTAAGTGGAGTTGGTTTTTGTACCCAATTTCACCCAAGAGTACCAAATTTGGTTTACATCTTAAGACGATTGATTTGTTTTTTTCAGATGTCGTTGCGTCTTGGAAGCACAACTGAGTGTTATGTAATGGAAGTTCCCTCGGACGCTGAATGTACCGATGAAGACGAAGAAGAAGACGAAGAAGAAGACGGAGGAGAAGAAGAAGACGAAGGAGAAGGAGAAGAAGAAGACGAAGGCGAACCGGGTCAAGGCCCAAAATCACCCAAGAATAACGAGGGATGATTTTGATAAATCAATCAATAGTATTCAAAAAAATTATATATTATTTTTTATAATGGTATTGTCTCATTTAGTGTATTAATACTTTTTATTGTTTATAAAAAAGGTTATATATTCCAAGAGTGAATAACTAAATTCGTAAATATTTATTATTCTTTATAAATAATTTATGATAAAAATCATAAGATTATAATATTTCATATATATAAATGACCGAAAGTTTATTAAACGAATATGTAAAAATAACAAAAACACTTGATAACATCAAACTGAAATTAGCAAAATATAAAGATAATGTTGAGAATAGTATAGAAAAAGCAAGAACAGATGAAGAACAACAATCTAAAATTACTGATTTCAAGAATACACTAACAAAAATAAAAAATGATGAGACAATTAATAATAAATTTAAATTATTAAAGAAAAAGCAAGAAGAAATAAAAAAACAATTAATTCCAGAAAATGACATTAATAAGACATTGAATAGTTTGATAAATAAATATTCCAGTGATATTTGATAAAAATTGAAAATTTGTATTATTTAGAATAAAAAATTATAATTAATTTCACTTACAGATGAGTTTTCTTGATATGCTTTATGCGTTTGGTATTCTTTGTGCTCTTTGTACGTTTGCCATTATTATACTATTTGGAATACTTGTTTTTTGTGTGCTACAAATGGATATTGGCGTTCAGCGAGCATATGCTACATTAGTTAGTTTTAACAGTGTAGGAATGAGTGCTATCAATCTTGAATATAATATACCATCTGTTGGAATTTTTGGACTTGTAAATTATGATATGATAGAAGAAGAGATGTGTCTAGCATACAATACTATGTACAATCTTACACCAGAAATGCTTAATAAAGTTGTTGGACAAATCAATGGCACACAAAATAATGCTATACTACAACAATTCATAAAAGTGTTCAAAGATGATTTTGCTCTAAATATTCACATTACAGATGAACGCTTCAAAATTTTGATTAAAAAAATAGTTGATTTGCACTATTAGCGAGTTTTAATCTTCTGATTATCTATATTAGATGATATTAGATTAAAGGACAAAGAATGCGCTTCTCCATAAAAATTAACAAAAGAACTTTTTTTATCATTTGTATATCTATATTGAATGGTGAGTGTATCAATAATATTATTATTGTCTAATTTAGTCAATAATTGTTCTACTTTGCCTTCTGGTGTTATTTTACAAACTGGATTATCTGTTGATATTTCTTTAATAAACATAAAATAACTTTGGTCTAAAAATAAATGGGGATTTTCAGAAATATATTTTGTTTTATTTTTGTATGTCTTTTTTTGAAACCCTAAATATACACCAAATGAATTTTTAGTTAAGTCTAAATCAAATTTACACGAATTTGTTGCTTCTATTATAATATTATTAGTTGAATTACATGAGATTTTTATTTCTATCTCATTTTCTTCTAATGCTGAATTTATTAATTTTAGTATTTCTGTTAATTTATAATTATCATCTTCATCTAATTCAATCGGGATAATGCTATTATTTTGGACGATACAAAGTGTATTATGTTCATTATCAATTGCTGGTCTTAATATTGGAAAATCAGTTTCGCCAATAAGTCTAAATTCACTAATATTCATTTTATTAGGCAATTCAACCTGATAATTATTATAATATGCCGGTTCTGCCCATTCACTTGATTTAATATTTAGTTTTTGTGTGTTTTTCTTATTTTTTGTGTCAATAACAATTTCTTCAGTCTTTTCTTGTTTTCTTGTTTCTATCATTGGTTCTATTTTTGTGATTTCATTTTTTAATTTCTCATTATATTTTTTATTTTCTTTCTTTTTGTTTTTTAGACATTCTAATAATTTTTCTTTTTTTGTTATAATATTAGATTTTTCAGAACTATCCGTGCTAACTTTCTTTTTCTTACTTATTAATTTGTCAATTTCGTGAGGTTTCATAAACATTAATTTCTCAATATCTAAACCGTGTTTATAGGCAATCTCTTTTTTCTTATCTATAACAATTTCTTCAATATTACTTTTCTTTTTCATCTTTTTATTTAACAAAAAATTTGTTGTTGTATTTTCTCCATAAGATAAAATATTTGTATTGGTTTGTAATGTATTAGTTTGAAAATTATTATTTTGAAAATTATTATTCTGGAATAATTCTTGCGTTCCATATCCATAATCATTTTGTTGGAAATCATCTTGCTGTAAATTAAATTGTGTATTGTCAAACATATTATTAGACATATTGCCATACATATTATTAGACATATTATTAGACATACCAGACATATTATTATCATCTTGAGATGTTTCGTGACAAATATTTCCTAAGAATTTACGTGTTGCTTCATCTACCTGGGGTTGATTTTTAGAATTACTTGGTCTATTATTAGAAAAACCTTGCATCTCATAATTAGAACCATAATTAGCATCATTTTCATCTATGTCAAAATCATTATTATCTCTTGCCATTCGTAGTAATGACATTTTATTTTCTATTTCTTCTTTTGCACTATTTTTTTGTCTTCCTCCTTCCATATTATTGTCATCACTCGATAAAGTCATATTTGCCATATTTATTATTTCACCAGTAGCAGAATAAATTTTGCTAGCATTGTCTTGCGAATCAAAAATCGGCGATCCATAATCATCATTATGAGCGTTCATTGCTTTGGGGTCAAATGCTTCTTTTACTGGTTTTTTAACAACTTCTTTAATTTGTGAATTATATTGTTTTATTGTTCCTTCAAGTGCTTTCTTATTGAGTTTAGGCAAAATAGATTCTGGATTTATGTTTCTTAGTTTTTCTTTATTTTTTTCATAAATAAGTGTCATTTGATTTGTGAGCACTTCTTCGAATATCTTTTTTGCTTTTTGTGTTTTAGGAATATTGAGTTGTTCTCCAAGATAATTTAATAATCCATTTATATTTCTTTCACTAAAAAAAACTTTATAAATCTTTGACATAAGATAATATTATATTGTTTTTTGTATATAATATTCACAAATTAATATTATTTATTAATATATATGAATATCAGAAATTCTAATGCTTATCTTACAGGAATGGGGGGTGTATATAAACATAGTAATGTTAGAGGAACAAGTGAAATAACTGATACAGATGGATTTAACAGAGATTTTAACGGTGTTATGGACAATGACACTTATAAAAGAGCAAATCAAGGAGGAATTAATGGCAAAGTTTTTTTAGACAAATACAATTATGAAAATCCTAAAAATAATTTACATAATAATATTGGTTCAAGTGTTTTATTAGAGCAAATAATGACAAATAAAATTTTAATTGACAGTAGTTTTCAAGACCATAAGAATAATCCAGATCCTTTTAGATTTATTGTGAAATTTAATGGTATTCAACCTTATTACGAAGATATATGTGTCAAATTTAGACTTGGTTCTGATTCATCATGTTCATCTAGTTTATCTTGTTTATATTGTTCATCCAGTTCATCTGGATCATCTTGTTCATATAGTTCTTATAATAATGAATATGAATTTTCGTATTTAAAATATGGTTCTGATAATGTAAAAATTAATGGTGACAATTGTGTTGTTATTGATAAAGCATTTAAAAATGTCAAATGTGTTTATATTGATGAATTGATAATGCCGGTTAGTATAACATACAAAACAACAGATGATGGTTCATATAAAAAATGTCATAATTTAGCACATAATAAATACAAATATTTGATACTAAAAATTAATGAACTTAGCAATAATAGATTTTTCACAAGTAATAAGAAAATGGGAAATGAAGCCTTTATTATGAAAGCAGATAAAAATATTTGTCATAACAATCATTTGTGGATACCAATTTTTGGGAGTGTGTGCTATCCATTGTCAAATTTAAAAAATATTGATAGACTTACAATTGAAATATGTGATGACCAAAATAAAAGATTAGTTCCACAATTAGATGGAGTTAATCACGATTTTTATGCTGATTATGTTGATACAATAAATTATGCTAAGCAAAAATTAGATAATGATGAAGAGATTGAAATTGAGATTATTAATAAATTAAATTCACTAAAAGAAATTATCCAAGGAATATATCCAGAAATACATTTAACAATAGATACAGTTGAAGCCCAAATTAATACTATACCCGGATTTAGGCAATAATTTAGCGTTTAATAATAGGAATAGGAATAATGCGTGTAATAATATAAGTTTCATTATCAAGTTTTAATGGAATATTTTCACTATCAACCCCAACTTTGCCAATCGCATAATGTAAATCAAAGTCATATACAACGTGAGAACTATCATTATACCAATAATATTCAGGTTGTGAGTATTTTTCTTCATCTGTCTTATTTTCACTGTGCGCTACATCATCACTTAATAATTGTAAAACTGCTTTAATTTTGACAACACGAATAGTTGATACTTTAGATCCAGGGGCGTTTAATCCATTGTCTAATTTTTTGTCATCATATATATCATCTTTATACGCAGGAGCAATAATATTATCAAATAAAGATTTTTCTTCAAATTGAAAACATTTATAATCACCAACCAAAAAATTGTGATTTTTGTTTAATACGCAATCGACTGCCGCACTTTTTATTGCGTCTAAGAAACTTTGAATAAGTCCTTCTTTTGACCTTGCTAAATTTTCTTTGAATTGGTCTGTTGTCCATCTATCTGTATTATTTTTTCTGACAGATTTATATCTATAAACATCTACAATACGCTCTTCTTTTGGTAAATTCTTGTGCGAACATTGACGCACAGCACGCCCAATCATTTGCATTATTCTTGTCTCATTCCAGAAAGGTTCAAAAATATGAACTTGTCTTACATTATTTAGCGAAATACCCTCACTTCCAGCAGGTGAAATCATAATTATTTTTATTATTTCTCCAGACATATTTTCACTTTTATTAAAAACATCTAATAAACGACTTCTTTCTTGTTGGTCTATGCCACCATAATATTTGATATATCTAAAACCATTATATTTTGCATCTTTGTCATCATTATAAAAAACAAACCCAAAATATTTCAAATAAACATCCATAATTTGGAAACCTTCCATAACAACATTATTCGAGTAAATTTGTATTAGTCCTTTTGAATGAAGCATTATGAGTATCATTAATAATAACTTTGCTGAACAATTATACATTGCTTTAAATAGTTCAGATTTTTTGTCAGTTGATGCTATAAAATCTTTGAAAATAATATCATAACTTTTATTTTCATTTTCTAGAACAAAAGATTTAAAATTAGCTACATCATCTATTAGTGTATGTTTGTTTTTCATATCTTCATTTAATTTTTTGTCTAAATAATTGTCAAATTCATTTACAAATTTTTCGCATTTTTGTAAATACTCATTTACTTTATAATATTTTTGTTTATCATCCTTAGTGTCTTTATTTTCATTTATAATTTCATTAATTTCTGTCTCTGTTATTTTGAAATCTCTTGGTCTTGGTCTTGTTTCTCCTGAATATCCTTGAGACATCATTGGAAATACAAAATTACATGACTGACTTGTGTATGACATATAATTGCCACTTTTTGATTTCTTATTTATTTTTTCTTCTATTTCTTCGTAATATTTATAAATAAAAGTTTGATATTCTGACATTTCGACATCAAGATAATTAATATTTTTTTTAGCATAATAATCAGGGGTTGAACCAATATAATATGAAACTAAACCCAGAATTCTTCTTTGAAAATTATTCATCTCACTTGGTTTTAGAACCGGAAACGCTTCATTAGAAATATACATTTCATTAAATTTGACTTCGGAAGTTGGAAAAATATTTGGTCTTAATAGATTAAATAATATTGCTAACTCAAAAGGAACATTTACTGCCGGCGAACCTGAAATTAATATTACACGAACATTGTCATTATCTTTTTTGTCTTGTAGAATATGTTCATAAATTGTTAATGCTCTTCTTCCTTGTTTTGAACTAATATTTGAATATACATTGCGAATAAAATTATGACACTCATCAATAATATACATAGATTTTTTTGACACATCTGTATTTTTTACTTTTTCTAAAAATATTTTATCTGCTGTTGGAGCGTCATAACTGACAAATATAATATTATTTTTTCTAAATTCTTTTTCTTCTTTTTGTAACCATTTTTCAAGTTCTTTTATCCACGTACTTTCTTTTAAAGATGCTTTTAATAAAATAAAAATATTCCAATCGGGGGATGAGTTATATAATATATTATAAATATTTAATGATGTTCGTGTTTTGCCAGAACCTAAACCGTGATATAATAATATGTCTCTAAAAGGACTGTTAAAATCCATATATTTTCCAACAAATTCTTGATATTTTCTTAATTCTTTTCCTAATACTGTATCATTACAAGGATCTGAATTATCTAATACAATTTCTGGCAATTTAAATTTCTTAAAATTAGCCATTAACCATGTAGGAAATAATCTTCCATTTTTTGTTAAATTTACATATTGTTTATCAAAATTGCTTGTATCATATTTATTATAACTCATAAATATCTTATATATAGACGCTATAAAAATAATTGTTAAAATTTAGTATAATAAAATAATATATTATATATGACATTATTAATATGATGGAGTATGTATATACTGGTTTAAAATATATAATTTTATGGATTGTGTTATTTTTTGGTTTTAAATTATTATTGGTAAAAAATAATATGGTTGATAATGCTATTGGAGCGTCAATTATAACGATACTAGTATTTATCATCCAAAATATTTTAGCTAGTTGCTCTTGGAAATGGGAACAAATGACAAATACTGCTCCTCCTACATATAATCCCGATATATCAAATATGGCACCTATGACAACAGAGAATAATGAACAAGACCAACAAAACCAACAAGACCAACAAAACCAACAAGACCAACAAAACCAGCAAGACCAACAAAATCAAAGAGACCAGAGAGAAAGACAAAATGAAGAAATATTTAAAGCACAAATAAAAAAACAAGAAGAAGAATATGAAAAAAACAAATATAGAAAAGATGATTTTAATCAAATTATAGAACCAAGAAAATATAGAGGAGCAGAAAATTTGGATCAAATTGAAGAAAAGAATGGATTAACAAGGGATGATACACTTGTTAATCAATTTTTATATTCTGATTTTAATAGATTGCCACCAAGTTTTACTGAAACAAAAGAAGATTCTTTTGAATATGGATATTCTTTTATTCCTCCCAAAGATTGGTATCCAACTGCTCCATATCCTCCGGTATGTTCAAGTGATAAAACTTGTTTAGTTCAACCAGTATTTATTGATGATAGCACGATGAATTTAAAAGAATGGACAACTAATCCGAGAGTAACACCACCAGATAATATCAATACAGATTATATTAAAAATGTTCTGAATAATAGTGACTAATTATAATTTTTTTAGTAATGAAACTGGATAAATCATAGAATAGAACATATAATTTCTCCAAACATAAGACAAATTTATTATATTGTCTATATTTTGATTTTCTTTTTTGCTAATAATATATTCAACTCTTTTTGAATATATTTCATTGCTTTCATCATCTTTTTTTTCAATTATGTATGTTTTGTTATTATGAATAATAGAAACACTCATTTTATATTTATATTTATAATAAATATGGTTAGAAACTTAAAATTTCAAATTTTTTATTATAATTATCAGGTGAGTTAAAAAATTAATTATCATTCTCAACAATAACTATATAACAGTAATAAAATGACTATTAAATTTATTATCATTTTGGTTGTGATTGCCGTAGCAATTTTTATATTGTCTCAGTTAATTAATAGTGCTAAAAATTCTATTGAAGAAAAAATAGAAAATAATGAAAGTCTAATTCAAAAACAACATACTGAACTTGTTGAGATGTTAAAGAAAGAAATGGCAAGTAATTATAATAAATACAAAACAAGCACAAATGATATGATACAACAATTTAGAATTATGAATAGTATGGAAAAACAGCATATTACAATGTTATCAGATGATTATGTTGAAATGGAAACTGAAAATGTTAATCTTAATATGGGAACTAATGATTCAAAAGAACCCACAAAATTATATATGAGTGAAACCACAGGAACAAATAATGTTGAATACATAACGACAAGACTAACAAATCCCACAAAATCTCAATTATCCGGACAAAATATGTCAGATAGTGATTCTAGCAAACTAAGTCAAAAATTTAATAAATCAAAATCACAAGAAAAATCACAAACAAAGTCTCAAACAAAATCACAAGAAAAATCACAAGATATATCTCAAGACATATCTCAAGAGATAACACTAGGAAATACAAATAAGGGTGAAACAGTTGTTTTAAGAACTGGTAAAAATACTGTTGTTGATGACTTATCATTAAACACAAATGATGTAAAATTAATGACTATCAATAATTATACTAAATCATCACTTGAAGAAATGGCAAAAGAACATAATATTGAAATTCCACCAAAAGCAACAAAAAATATTATTTATGCTAAATTGAAAGAAGTTATGCTTTAAACTTTGCGAGAACAACGCGTAGGACATTTAGCAATTGGATAACCATCATAACTAGATAAAACTTCTTTACATCCAGAATTTAGACCTGCTGTTTTAGTAGCGCGAAAATCATCGCAATATATATCACATCCGGGAGCGGGGATAACATTATTGTATGCCAATAATTCAGCATTATTATAAATGCTAGTTGTCCGAGTTATTGGTGATTTGTGAAAACATTTTTTCTTAGGATGACATCCATAGTTTGATTTTATATTATCCCATTCATAATCTAAAATCTTTTCTCCATTTCTATATCTAAACTCGCGAGTTTGATTTTCACTTAATAGACAGTTTTTATCTCTAAAGATTTCTTCTCTTACTTGCGATGAACGATAATCAGTAAATATTCTACCATCACTCATCATAGCAGGGCAGTCAGTAAAGTAATTATCCATGTTATATTATATCAATATAATTTTTATTCTTGGAATATATAAATAATATGAACAGACCGTACGTTCCACCACCCCCAAGAACATTTATAATTCAACCACCAACAAAAGATATGGATAATAAAGACAATATGGAACAAGATAGAAAAGATTTAGTTTTTAAAAGTATCAGTGATGGTAATTATATACAAATTCTTGCTAAATTATCAGAAACAAAATCTGTTCCTAATATTGTTAATACAGATGGTGATACAATTTTACACGCAATTTTAAAAAATAAAAATCTTAGTAATGATAGTGCCTATAATTTAATCAAACAATTAGTTACAAAAGGAGCACCAACAGGTTTAAGAAATAAACAAGGAATAACACCATTACAATTAGCATCAAAAAATGGAAATTTAAAAGTTGTCAAATTACTTATCGATAAGAAAGAAAATACAGAGAAACAAGATAAAGCAGGCAAAACAGCATTATTATATGCGATACAACCCGATAATGTTGTTTGTGAAAAAGTATTTAAAAAATATAAAGAACCCATTAGCGTTGATGTTGAGAAATTAATGAAAATATTTGAGGCATATAATGAAGATAGTGAGATTAAAAAAACTTATGAAGAAATATTTAATTTAATGGAAAAATATTGTTTTGGTAAGGATAATATGAAAAGAAAAGCAGAACTGGATAAAATAAAAAAGAGTATTGAAACTGACAGAATAAATGAAGAAGAATGTAAAAAAATAATGGAATGTGATACTGAAATAATTATAGAAGATGAGAAAAAAAAATCAGAAACACCAACAGAAAAATGTATTATTGAAATGTTTGAAAAAAAATTTAAAATGAAAGATTACGATCATTCAAATATGGACAGAGTGATTGCTGAATTAAAAGGACATCTAGAAAGTCAGCATAGTAATTTAATAAAAATGGTTAATTTTTTTAGTTATGCTTATGGTTATGCGAATTTATTTGTAAAAGTTAAAAAATGGAGTGGTTCTTACGAGGAAGTTAAATCTAGTTTAAAGCAAACATTAACAAATAAAAAAACTTTTACTAATTTTATTCTCGACAATAATGAACATAAATTTAATCAAACAGAAGAACCAATTCCAGACTCTTATGAGGTTGCTAGTATGATATATGGTTTTCAGGGATATTTTACACGCCATAGTAGATTTACCATACATTCTGGAGGTGGAAAAAAAAATAAGTATTATGATTTTGCAAATGCTAATAAAAAATATAAAGCATCCGGAGGAAAAGAGGGAGATATAGGATACGCCCACATATTATTTGAATATGACGCAATAATGAAAGATCGTTTTTATTATATTGAACATAATCAGAAAATTATTAATTATTACTTAAAACATTATGATACATCAGTCAAAAGCGATCAAAATATTATGAATAGTTGTTATGTTATTGGCACGATGGTTATTAATTTTTATTTGATTTATAATGAGTTCAAAAAAATATATGAAATTATGAATAAAAAATATACTGAAATCGCTGAGAAAATAAAAAAAGAAAAAAAACATTGGGATGAATATGTAGCAGTATATGACAAAATCAAAAAAAACGAATTTACAAAAAAAAATGAAGTTGATTTAGGAGATATAATTTATACGCAACCAAACGCAAAAAATTGTAAATTTCAAAAAAAATCCAAAGATAAATCATCAACAGATAAACCAGTACACACACTTGATATTTTATATCGATTCGATCAAGGCAAATTATCAAATGTCCCTGAAAAATTAGAACAATCTGTAAGTAAAATATTTGATAATCTCAAAAGATTATTAAAACAGAATAATAAAACAATAGAATATTATAATGAATTGAAAGGACGAAAATATGTGAAAGAAGTATTGTCTATAACTGAACGCATCAAATGTGAATTATTAGAGGTAGAGACTCCGTTATTCAATGATAATATGGATAGTATTCTGTTTATGGAAAGTAATCTTAAATACACAAAAGAAGCTAAAAAAAATATAGATAATAGTGATAAGTTTAAAAATTCATTGTTTGAATTATGTAAGAGTTGGGCAGAAAAAGACTATTCTGTTAGTAAAACAGCAGAGAAAAAACTACCACCTGAAACAACTAATAAAAACAAATATGACAAATATGAAAGAGTAAGAATATTATTAAATGATATATGGTTCGATGATACAAAAATTATAAAAGATAAATGTCAGATAATTCCGGAAGATAATTTTGATTTCAAATTAAAAGATACAATACAAAAAGAAGATCTCAAATTAAAAGATTTTTACACTAATGAGAACCCCGAAGAATATGAAAAAATTGGAGAATCATTTGTCAGCACTTGGGATTTTATAACAGCGATTGAAAAAAATATTTCATACGAAATAACACCACAATGTGATGATAAACATAATATACTCAATGTTTCATTCAAAAGTGATAATTTTGTTTTGTATTATTATAGATGTAAACTGATATATGATTTTAAAGATAAAGAAAAAACGAATTCACAAAGAAATAAAATTGATGAAATATTTGTCAGCACAATGCTAAATCATATTTCTTTTAAATATGAAGAAAAAGAAAGAGAAAGAGAAGAAAAATCAATGTCAGGAGATGTTCGCACTAAATTACAATTTGAAGATACTATCAATGATGATAGTATTATAAAAACAGTTAATAAAGCACTAGGTTATTTAGCATATGATAAGAAAAGTAATGTCAACGCGAAAGATATATATCAAAGCGTCAAAGTAAGGAGGAATATTGCTACTGATTATGATGATTTTAAAAAGCAATTTTTGAAGGGAAATGGTCTTAATGAGGCAGATTTAAAAACAGATGAAAATCAAGCAAAACTAATAGTTGAAATGATGGCATATAAAGGGCGAGCATATAAAGAGATATATTTAGTCACCGAAGATTTTGAATGTATTTATAAAGATTCTAACTGGGAGTATAGTCAGTATTTACCAGAGGGCTTCAATGAATTGACAGTGCTATGTTTTCTTAAAAACAAATCAAGCAATACTAATAAAAATGTTAATAGCGAGAAAGACAAATTAGTAAATCCAACTGTCCGTGCTCCTCCCAATAAATTAGCCGACGACACTGACGATGGCATTAACACTGACGCTGACACGTTTTTTAGTGATGAAAGTGATTCTACGCGAATCATCGATTCAAGCATCGGTTCAAGTGATTCTAGTATAGACCCATTATGCGAAGCAGAACTAAACAAAGACCCAACCAAAGAAGAAAGAATAAAACGTGTTATTGAATATGCTAGGTCTTTAGGTTTTCAAAAAGAGTTATACAAATGGTTGAATACATCCCCGGCAGTTCCAGCAGTTCCACTAGCACAACCAGCACCAGGTGGTGCAGGAGCAGGAGCAGGATCATCAGTCGCCGCATCAGTAGATGCAGTTCCAGTCTCAGCAGAAGAAGTTAAAGATGATAAAGAAGATAAAATGGATATGTGGTATTATCCATATGAAAGAGCACCACTTTTTCAAGATGTTAAGAGTATTTTTGAGTTGATACAATATAATACAGAGTTGGTTAATAAAGTGTTTGATTATAAACAGAGTGTTGAGGATAAAGATGACGCTGATGGGAAGATGATACCAGGCATTTACAGGCAAATTACGAGAAAAATAGAATTAGCAAAAAATAGCACGGGATTGTATTTATACGAGAGAGAATTAAATAAAATATTGTATTATATTACTAATTTAGAAACATTGAAAGAGATTTTAGAAAAGTTATATATTTTGAAAACTGCTGATGGTGAACCGGAAAATTTTGAATTAGGCGACATAAGTGGGATTATTGGGGGGAATGAGGAAAAATTGAAAAAAATAATTGAGGATTTGAAAAAAGAATTGAACTATACTTGGACTGATGATGATAAAGTGGATACGAGTAATGTAAAAGTAGTAACGCAAATAGAAAAAACTAATGAGAGTTTAGTAAGACTAGGTAGGAACATAGGCACGCTACAAACAGATCTTGGCAGTATTATGAGGTTGTTTTCTGATGGTGTTGCTGCTGCCAATCCTGCTAAACAAATAATACATACTGCATTATTCACTGACATCAAAACTATTATGACTAAAATACAGGAACACTCTGACGAACTTACAGGAATGCTAGCTGTGTTAGAACTAAAAAGACAAGGTGTGTTATCTGCTTCTGCTCCTGCTCCTGCTCTTGCTTCTGCTTCTGCTTCTGCTCTTGCTCCTGCTTCTGCTTTGTCTTCTGCCGCCAAATCCTTCGTTCCTGGTTCTGCATCTCCCCCCCCCCTTAAAATTAGCACCTAAAATAATTACAAAACTCACAATAAGTGAATTAATAACAAAATACAATCAAAATCCTCAAAGCGCTAATCCAAAACTATTTTTTACAATTATCAACGCAATTAACAAAAATAAAGAAGTGCGAATAATAGATATATCGATGCCACTAGTATTAGCAATTCCACAAGTATATAGCGTTTTCTTACAAAATATAACAAAACATAAAAATTCAAATTGTAAAGGTTGTAATGAGTATAATAATCTATATAAGGATACACAAAGAATATACAAAGCATATAATATTCTAAAAACTAAAAATAATATGATGCCACCAATTGAAATAATACCTGGTGATATAGTTCAATATTATGATAAACAACATATAAAAAGATTAGTGCTCCAATAACTGCAACATTTGTAAATATCGGCGTTGAACCAAAAAACTTTTCATTTGTGATGTAATAAAAGAATACATACCTGAAACATAAATTTCTGTGTATGCTGTGATATAATCAAGAACTTTGTCTTTTAGATTAATTTCTTTGATATCTAATTGTCGTATTGTTTTAATGTTATACAGACTATTAATTAATTCTTCATAAATTTTTGATACACTTGTGAATTGTTTTTTGTCTTCACTTGGTTCTGCTATTTTTGTTATTACTTTAATTATTTGTTTTGGGATTTCATTAAAACATTTTTCAATAAATGATTTTTGTTCTATGCCATCTTTATTTTCTGGTTTTCCTTGTATCAAATCATTAACATCTTCTATACTTCTTCCGGTTATATTAATAAGTGTTCTAGTTATTAGTGAAATAAAATTAAGACTTATTATGTGTTTAAATACATGTACCATTATCTCAAAAACTTGTTTTAAAGCGTAATTTGATACAAAATAATCTTCTGTTTTATCTTCTTCAATATAATATTGTGGTAGTTCAAAAAAGTCAGTTGAATATTTGTATAATATTTTTTCATAAAACTTGTTTATACATTCTTTGTGCGGTTGTTTGTTTGTATATATGTGTTTTGATAATAGAACAACAATTTGTGTATTATCTTTATTGTTTTTGTTTAATAATTTTTTGAGTAATCTGGTGTATCCTTTGTATTGTTTTGGTATATCATCTGTTTTATATTTATTAAAGAAATCCTCATACGTTTTTACAATATTAGATGACTTAGTGTCTAAATTTATTTGTTTTCTATTAGGGAGAGTATTCGTTATGTTTTGTTTTCTTGTTCGTATATATCTTATTTTTTTTTTGATTTTGTCTATTTCACCAATAATTTCATTATAAATAGCAGTATGTGGAACAACATTAGTTTTAGCATTTTTCAATCTCAATAATAAATCAACTAATTCTGTCATTTCATCATAACTGTCTTTAACATAATCTTTTATTGTAGCATAATTATCGAAATATTTCTCAATGTTATCTATATATTCTATGGGATAGTTTTCTCTATCGTCAAAATCAAGAGTCAATACATCTTTACCATAAATTTTTTTGTGTGTATCTTTGTCCCACATATTTGGATAATGATTAGCATTACTAGATATCTGGTGAGCGAATAAGTAAGAAACATATTTAATTATTAAATCGCTTTTTGGCAGGATTGTTTTTATTTCTGGTGCTTTCAATAACATTTTTTGTCTTAATTCTTCATTGATATTGTCAATATTCATAAAAGGGGATGAATTAATTGTGTTGTGTAAATGTTCGCAACAATAATCATACATATTCATACCATTTTTATGTTTCTTTTTTGCTCCGTTTTTCAATAATAATTCAACCAATTCAACATTTTGTAAATCTATAGCAATGGATAATGGCGTTTCATTTCCGTTAGCAACAACATTTGGATTAGCACCATTTTTCAATAAATATTCAACTGTTTTTGTGGTGTCAGGATAGCAAAAGTCATTTTTGCCATCAATGTTAATTAACTTGTATTGGTTGGTGTATATTTCTTCTGGGGGAGCGTAAAATTGTAAATCAAGGATTTTGGGAGTTGGGTCTAAGATTGGGGATTTTGTAATAGCGTCATACATTTTATCGTGGACTGTGTATTCTTGGGGAGATATCCAAGGATTTATTATTGGGGTGGGGAGAGTACCACCTGATAATAATGGAGGTGATAATGGGGATTTGAAAAGAATTGCAGAGGAAGGTTTTGGAGGTTGTATGATTGATTTATCATCAAACACGCCATTAGTAAACAAATATGATATTCCGTGAACTGTCTTAATGTTTCCGCTGGATTCTTCTTTCTCTGTATACTGTTTGTGTATTTTATTAAATTTATCCGTATATCCTTTATTTATATGATATTGAACTGTAGTATCTATAGAACCAACGCATTCTAGTTCTTTATTACATAATAATTCAATAATAATATTATATGTATCTTTATTGTGACTATATTTTTTTACATCATTATGTAATTCTTCGAGTTTGTTGTCAACCTTAAACTGACCATCATCCGGAAGTTCAACAACACGTGGAATAAAATCATTACCAAAAATGTTATATAGAATACACATATTTTGTGTATATGTACTATATAAGTTATCACACTCTATAAACATTTTGGTCACACGGTTAAATATAGATTGGTTATGTTGCCCGCCTGGATCAGGATTATAATATTTGATCAGTTTAGATAATGTATGATTATCATCACTAAACATATTGAGATGTGTTTTGATAAATGATTTGATATTTACCAGAACGGGAAGATGATTAGTATCATTCATAATATATATGTAGGGAACACTTTCAGGATCATATAGGAAATTAATTAAATATTGTTGTGACAAAAAAAATGATGCTAACAAAATTAGATCAGCATCATTTGAAACAATAATGATTGTGCTATTTGCCATACATGTATTATTAGTCGGGGAATCTTCAGTATTTATTTTTTTATCTATTCTTGTTATAGTGCTGTCTTCTTGTGCTGTTTTGGTATATATTTCTTTAAAAATATTAAATTCAGCCTCATTATGAGTGGTATAGTATGAATCTAAACTGTCTGGATATAATTTTAGCTTATCTGTGATGCGATCAATTAATTTATTATATAATTTAATAACTAATTCAGAACCATATGATATTGGCGGGGGTGTATTATTTGTTTTTGATTTAATATATTTTTCTGTTAATGCGAATGGGATCATGTCATCTGTAGAATTTGTTATATCATTATCAAGTATTATCATTATTTTGTTGTTTATGCGCCGTATAAGTTGTTCTTTGATTTTTGACATTTTTGGAATACAATCAAAAAATATATAACATCTCTGGGGACGGTCGTCGTCGTCGTCGTCTTTTTTATAGTGTAATATAATATCATCTACTAGTTTTATTGTTTTGGTACATATATACTCTAAATACATAGTATAACTACTATCTTTTTTTGTGGGATAGAATTTTATGGCATCTATGGTTTTTTGTGTGGCTGTTAAATCGGTGAGTGTATCATAATTTTTATCATCTAAAGATTTATCGTAAATAATAAAGGGGTAATCGTCGCTTAGTTTTTTAAAAACGTTTTTATAAGTAGACACATTCCGTTTTTCAGAATAAAAATATATAATTTCTCTAATAAGGTTATTAAGTTCTTCTGAAAATTTATTAAAAATGTTGTATATAATATGATGTACATCAATTAGTATGTAATTAATATTTGGATATTTATCATCATTTTTGTCATAGGTTATTTTTTCTCTAGCTTTTAGTAGGCGATTATTAAATCTTTCTATTCCCATTTATTATATATTCATAATTTAAAAAATAAATATTTTGATATTATGTGATTTATTTTAATCGTATAATTTCATTATGAAAAATTAATATATAAATAATATATATTATGGCAGCATCAGTGTCACAAGCATTATTAACACCAGATGTCATACCAATAACTACATATCATGCAACTAAAAAATTAGAATTGTTTTTGTATTCAATAGAATTAATTATATTTGGGATAAATTATGGTTATATTAATATTCAGACTGACTTTATAAAATGTATTACCGAAATAAATATGATAGTTGATACAGATGAAGATATGGAACATCTAATTAATGATTCTACAAACGGCAGTTCTCTATCTTCTCTAGAAGTATTAAATAAAAATTTCGAAATAAAAACATCATCAGCGCCAGCATCAGTGCCAGTATCAGTGCCGGCATCAGTGCCAGCATCAGCACAAACATCAGCACATACATCAGCGCAACCATCCGCATCAGCAGCGGAGTTTGTGCCGGAATGGAAACGTATTAGCGGGACATTCTTACGTAAGTTCCATCCCATACACAAAATAAATGAATTTTACGATAATATTAAACGTGTATTTGCAGAGATATCTAACTCATCTCTTTATACTCAACCAGATAATATATTAGAGGTGCTTCACGAGATTGTGCTAGTATGTAATAATGAGTTGGATGCACTATATAATATATTAGAGAAAGAAATGTTAAATAAAACAAATGATTTTAAAATTGTTTCTTTTAATGTTTGTAAAGACGCAAATTGTGGCGAGTTTACATTACAAAGATATCAAATGATTTGTAATTTATTAGTAACGGGAGAAGCAGATATTTATTTGATTCAAGAAATTACAGATGATTTATATTTAATGATGTTTAATAATCACCGTTTGTCAATGAATTATCATATATATTATTCTCCTCATACAGAAGGAGCAATCTTGATGAATAGACGATTATTTAAAAATTATGAAACTTCATACAGTCCAATTTTAGACACAGAAAATCCAGAATTAATAAAGTATCTAAAAATAGATTATATTGATGCTGTATTATATGATAATACAAGATTAGCATTAATAAATGTTCATTTACCGCCACCATTTTTTTATCTAGGTAGTCAACCTAATTATCGTAAATCATATAAACAACACTTTTTTGAATTATTAAAATTAGTGTCTATTATAAATATACCAATTATTTTGGGAGGCGATTTTAATAATGGTAGTTGTCCGATGATGTCAAATGATGTTGTGAATAGTGAAAAAGAGGATTATGTATTACCATATTTTTTGAGTGTAATGAATCATTATAGCACAACGAAGGCGACAATAACATTATCTATTAAAAAATTACTTATTAAGTGTATAAGAATATTATATTCAACTGACACTGAAGTCAAAAGACAATTTGTGATACTTAATTCTTTTACAACAAAAGATGATCCGCCAAACTCCTCTTATGCTGATGAAAAAAGAGCATTTAGTATTCCTGTATTGATTAATCTTAGAGGGTTGCCAACATATTATAGCGAGAAAGAGAAAAGAAAAACTGATATAACTGGAGTAAATCTATTTTTTGATAAAGTCTTTGTGTCGCCAGAAATTTGTAATGTTAAAGAAGTAATATCTAGTCGTTGGGTAAGATACACACCGTCAATAGATAAGTTACAATATGATTTTGGAAGATTATTCGCCAGTGAAAAAAAATCAGTTTTAGAAAAAAAAATTTCTGCTATCACACAAGGACTCCCGCCATTGAGAAGACCCACGTGTGATAAAAGTTTTTTTTCTGGTACAAATAGTATATGGCCAAGTGATCATTATGCTATTTCATATAGAATTCCAAATAAGTTTAAATCTAATATGGATAAGCATCTCAAAGCACATACAATCACAAATATGTTTTTATATTTAAAAGAAAAAAATAGTGGTGAGTGCAATAAACTATTTTGTGGAGAAAACGGTACATTACATAATCCAGAAAGGCCATTTGGTTTATCCACTGGCGATAAATTTTTAAGATACATTAAATATATCAATACAAAGGAAGATGCATTAGTATTCGCAAAAAGCGATGATTCTCAGATACTATTTTATAGCGATAGACTATGGTTGTTAAAAGAATATCTAACTGAAATGTGTTATAGAATGTTCCAGCATATCGCAATGAACTCTAAAGAAACGTGTACGAATTGTGTATTACTAACTGAGATATTAGAAAATGATATCTATATTGCCTTATTAAAATTCAATCGTGCTCATTCTGGTGAGATGACGGTTTTTTCATCCTTACGTTTTTATAAAGATCTAACACAAAATTTGAACAGAAGAGTTGAATCTATCCGTGTTAAATCTATTATTTCATTGGGGAGTGCAGTAACAGCAAGTGCGGTATTGGCAAGTTCCGTATCATCAAATATGGAGTTTGTAGAACATCACAATACCCGACTCATCTTATTACAGCAATTAGTAAAGGAACAATATCCTCAACAAGCAGTTAGTTTGAGAACTACTGCCCCCTCACGTGTAGTTAACGAGACAGAGTATAAATGTAATTGTAAAATACCACCACATAACTTAAAGCGCGACTCTAACGGCAGATTGGGATGCGTCATTAATGGCAAGGTAAAAATTATTTCAGCACCAGCACCAGCACCAGCACCAGCACCAGCATCGGTAAAAGACTACTGCACGTGTGGTATTGATTCATGGAAAGATGGTGCGGCAGCCGCGGGGTCTAAAACGTGTACTGGGTGTGGGAAACCACCCCAATCTGGTGGTTCTCATCGTCTCACCAATAAGCGTCTCTACAAAAATCTCCTAAAACTAAGTCAATAATTTTTCTTTCTCTTGTCTCATAACAATAACATCTAAATTATTATTAAATTCTTCTAATAATTTTCTATCAACATATTCTCTTGTAAATGGATTGATTTTTGAATATGAAATCATCATCATTGTTTTTCTATCAATTAAATTATAATTGTCTCCTGATTTGATAAAATAAGGATTAATAACAGTTTGACAACTAATCGCATCAATTAATAATTCATTCTCAATAACTCTAATTTTATCATTATTTTCTCCTATCAATTCTTTTATTTCTTGACTAACAATAATATACTCATATTTATCAACAATATATTCTGTTATTAAATCATAATTATCAAAAATATTTTTAGACCATTCAATAATGTCATTAATATAACTTAGTCCAATTCTACCTAATTTATGAATAGTCATAATTATAACTTTCAATGACATTTCTAAATTTTCAATATCTGTTTTTATTATTTGTATATCAGTATTATAATGGTTTTTAATATGTAAGTAATGTTCCAATAATTCACAAAATTTAATCACGTAATGTTCTAATAATTCATTATCATTAATTATCAAGTAAGTTAAATTTAAAAATATGTCAATTAAATGATTATTATTAATATCTTTAATTTTTTGTACGTCTTCAATGATATATTTTTTTAATACTATCATTTCTGTGTCTTGAATTAGATATTCATTTATTTCATTGTCATTTACTAATAATAATTTGCTAGCATTAAATTTAATATGAATTGGAAAATTGTCTTTTAATATTTTATAAATAATGGTTGATTTTTTGTTAAATTTTATTTTACCATATCCAACACATGATAATATTCTATCCAAATTGTCACTATCAAAATCAAATAAATATTCCATCATTTTATTATCAACATAATGTCTATCAATAGTATCCATTAATATTTTCAAATGTTCCATTGTATTGTTCATTTCTAATAATGTATCATAGTCTATGTTTAATTCAATACTTCTATCAACATCTTTCTCAGCATTATACAAACATTCACAAAAAAATAAATAAAATGTTTTTACACCATTTATGAATAATATTTTTTGTGAATTATTTTTTTCATAATTTATTAGCAAATTAAAAATAATAAAACAGTGTTCAATATTATTTGGTTTAATATGATAGTCGAATGGATTTTCATATGTAAGAGCAATATTATTGTTAATTAATTTTTCAAGAAATGATATATTAATATTATTATCTTCAATAATGTCATTATGAACCAAGACATATTTTTTAACATTTACAACATCATAAAAAGCATATGGTTCATTTATATAAGCAAAAATATTTATGTCATTAACAATTTGTCTAAAACCAGAACAAGACCATATTAATTTTATTAGATTAAATTTGTCATTCTTATTAAGTCTCTTAATTATATCTAAAAGAATATCTAGTATGGAGACTTTATCTGTTATATTTAATGAGAAATTGTTGAGATATTCAATTAAATCAATATTATTATGATTTGTTTTGAAAACTCTGAATAAGTCTATTAAAAATGTTTCGTTCTTCTCTAATATATTATTCTCTAAGATACTAAAATCATATTTACACAAATCACAAATATCCATATTAATATAAAATAGTTTTATATTTATTAAATATACACAAATGCGAATATATTTAATATTATTTTTTATTATTTTTATTATCTTTATGTTTACATATACTCAAAAAGAATACTACACAATAAAATTAGATGATGTATCATTATCAACGTGTGGAACTATATGTACGGAGGGTGTGAATTGTTCTGGATTTGGTTATAAACCTAAAAAGAAAACATGTTATTTGTCAAAAAAGTCTATATTTGGGATACCCTATGATGAAAATTATGAGAAAGATTATTCAAAATTAGACAAACGATGTAATAAAATAAATAAAATAAATGATGATACTATTTTTGCTAATGATATCTATACACGTAATTCTGTTTATTCTTGTTCAGATGGTGAAAAAAATATACCAAATATATTTCAGTTTGCAAATTATGGTTCAACGTATCTTAATGATTTTGAGAATCAATTATTGCCTGAAAAAGTAAATTATGATACTTATTATATTGATTGGGATAAAAAATCAATACAACAAAATAAAATATTTGTAAGTAAAACTTATGATAGACAAGAAAACATTGATATAGAATATATAGACTGAATTTATTTTTTTTTAAATTAATATAGTATAACAGCAATGATGAGTTTTAAAACTTTTATGAAAAACCATAGAAAAGCCATTGTTACCTATGTAATATGTATAATTATTATTATTACAATGATTTTGCTTTATGTGTATAATAATTCATCATCACCAGCACCGGCACCAGCACCAGCACCCCCATCCAGACCAACACCAGTTCAAACACAAATACTAGCATCAAGAAATGTGTCATCCGAAACACATTCTGAACAAGAACATTTAATGCCAGGAAATGATTCTGAACTTCCTAATTATTCCCTCCTTCCTCCAATTGCTGAAACAGATCAACTTCCTAGTTTAGATGAAATGATCAAAGGAATTAAAAAAATGAATGATGAACTCACAGAATTTAATAAAAATTTAGATGTTCCCGGAACATTAAATGTTGTAAATGATTTAATTGGAAAAGGACTTGATGAATTAATGAATAATCCAGCATTTCAATACTTAATGGCAGATCAAAATTTTGCTGAGATATTTTCATTATTGATAAAAACAGCAAATAGATTAGATAATAATAATCGTCATAAATTAAAAACACTATTAGATCAACTTTTTAGAGTAATGATTAAAATTAATAATGGCATTGGTTTATAATTAAGTTTTTTTCTTAATAATTTTCTTGGTATTACGATTTGAATTATGGTATAGTTCCCAATTTACTAACCATAATTTATATTCTTCTAAGAATTCATCTAATTCTTTTATCCATAATTCTTTGATAGGTGTATTCATATATGTATCATATAGTATTTTACATTTCTCCATTGCTCGTTCTAATTCTTCTACTTTTTCGTCTGTTAATGTAAGTAAATTCATATCTGTCAAATATCTAAATGTTCTTTTATTTTCTGGATCTCTATGGTCATAAGATAGCTTAGGATATTTTTTGTCTTCAAGTAATTTATGAACTGTTTCTATTTTTTTGTTGGCAAAATTTATTTCTTTATTAATATATGCTTTGATAAATTTTACTTTGTATTTAGCAATATTCAAATCGTTTAGCAGTTTTTGAAGATAATAATCTTTTCTTTTTTGATACATTGTTAAGCGATATTCATAAAACTCACTAATAATATGTTCTGGATCATCATATTTTTTCATTTTATTTTCTACATTAAATAAGTGTGAATTTGTCATTGATGCTTTTTTACTTAATTGTAAATATTTCTCTAATGTATCATTCTTGTATAATGTTTGTAGTTCATTTCCCCTAAATGTAACTGTCATATTAATGTAATTTGGCAAGATATCATTTCTTTTAATTGTCTCTATTTTCATTTCATCATCTTTATTTTGTGATATTTTTTCATTTAGTTTGTTCTCATAAGGTTCAAACCATCCGTCAATAACTGGAATATCCTCAATATGAACTTTATTGCCATCAATTTTATATTTTCCTTTTATTAGAAATTGATTTTTGCCGATTTCTTCAATACTTCCTTTAAATCCTTGAAACCAAGGTGTCATTTCTGTCATCTTTTTCCCATTAATAATATTCTTTAAGTTCTCAACTATTTCTACCGGATTATGTGGTAAAATATCTGTTGAAAATCCTGTTCCAATTCCTGAACATCCATTGATTAATACGAGTGGCAGAATCGGAGCGTAATTAACCGGTTCAACTTGTTTTCCATCATCATAATTATATATTAATATTTCCTCATCTTCTTCTCTAAATATTTTTGATGCGATTGGTTCTAATGATGTGTAAATATATCTTGCACTTGCATGGTCTTTGCCTCCCATTCTTCTTGATCCAAACTGTCCCTTTGGTTCGAGTAAATTAATATTATTAGAACCTGTGAAATTTTGTGCTAGTCCAACAATTGCTCCTTGTAAAGATGCTTCACCGTGATGATAATCTGTATTCTCTGAAACATATCCAGATAATTGAGCTACTTTAATTTCCTTTGCTCGTCTCCCTCTCTTGAACATACTAAACATAATCATTCTTTGAGACGGTTTTAGTCCATCCATCATACTTGGGATTGACCTATCATTGTCAAGATTAGAAAAAAATATCAATTCTTTGTCAATAAAATCACTATATGATATTTTCATTTTTGGTTGATATACTAGCATATTAGATTTTTTAAATTTGTGTAACCATTCTTTTCTTTCATTTGCTCTTGATTTATCAAATGCTTTAAGTATTGACAAATGAGATACACTTTTTTCGTGTTTTATTTCTTCTTGGCATTCTTTTTGTTCTAAATTTTCTGAATTTTCTGAGTTTTCTTGTTCTGTATTTATTCCAGTCTCCCATATCATTTCCATTAAATTATCTTGAAAATCATAAAACGAATTCTTTGCTTCATTATTATCAGAAGTTCCCAATCCCTTAAAATATTTATGTTCCCATAAGTCTGGGTTTTCTTGGGTTTTTTGCCATCTCTCATATTCTGTTGTTGAATAAAATTTTAAGATATTATTTTTTGCTTTATCTGTTTTCTTCCAAGTTTTTACAATTGGTGTATTGTATGTATTGAAAAATCCATTTATCTTTAATAATTCCGGCCAAAAATATTCAAACATATTCATAACCAATCCCTTAATATGAGAACCATCAGGGTCTTGGTCTGCTATTACTATTACTCTTCCATATCGTAATTTACTTGTGTCTGTATATTTGAAATTTTGTTTTAATCCTAAGATATTTTTAATATCAATGAATTCTTTATTTTCCATTATTTGTTTAGGGGTAGCATTTCTAACATTTAATACTTTTCCTTTTAATGGAAATACACCAAACTTGTCAATTCCTAATACTGATAATCCTGCTACAACAAATGTTTTTGCTGAATCTCCCTCGCAAAAAAATATTGTTGCTTCTTGAGACCTTCTTGAACCTGCTAATTCAGCATCAATAAGTTTTTCAATATGTCTAACATTAGACACTTTTTTGCCATCAGTCTTGTCAAGTTCTCGTAATTCTTTAAATTGAGACATTTTAATTACTTCCTCCATTAATCCATTTTTACACAAAGTTTCAATAAATTCATCTGTTATTTCACATTTGGTATCTTTACATTTAGTATTATTTATATTACAATTACACCAATCACTTGTTTTTGAATTCATAAATTCTTTTGTTTGTGAATTAAATCCTGGGTCTTCAATAACACAATTAATGAAAAATGTCAGGTATTGTTTAACCGTTGCTGTGCTAATTGTCAAATCTTTATGCTTTTTATCTTTCTTAATGTATGCCTTAACTTTATCAACAACATTATTCATAATGAAAGATACATGTGTTCCTCCCTGAAATGTAGAAATACCATTGACAAAACTTACATGTCTATCCCCGATATTTTTATTGAAACCAATGCCCACTTCCCATCTGTCATTAAATTTCTCATAAGTAATCTTAGGTTTTTCATCAGGTGTATCTTCATAATACATCTTAATATAATCATCAAATTTCTTGAATTTTATTTCTTTTTCATTTAGCATAAACTTAACATTTCTTGTGCAAGCCGCAACGTCATAACATCTTTTAATCAATAATTTATACATATCATCACTCATACCTGACATTTCAAATCTTTTGTAATCTGGCAAATATGTAATTTTAGTATATGTTATTGTGCTTTGACTAATATCAGTTTTTATTTCTGGTTTTTCAGTAATACTCATATTATTGCTAAATTTTTGTTTGTAAAATACTTTCTTTCTCTTCTTATTAGTTATGTCAGTATCATTATAAGATACTGTCTCAACAATAAATTCTGTTGAGTATATATTTGTCAGTTTCGCTCCATATCCATTTTTACCCCCAACAGTCTTTCCTTTTTGATTATAATTTTGTGATGTCAATAGATTACCAAAAATTAACTCTGGAACATAAATATTATGGTCTTTATGAATACAAACTGGAATTCCTAAACCATCATTCCATACTGTAATATATCCAGTTTTTCTATCTAAATTAACAGATATGTTTTTACAAGATTTGTCTCTTACACTACTATCACGAGCGTTTGTAATAATCTCATCAAATATTTTGTATTTTCCTTGTGAAAATTTTATTATTTCTTCTTTTATTTTTTCAGTCTCTTCATCAAATACAAACAATGATATTTCATCTATTTGTGTTCTACCAATATAAGTATCAGGTAAGTCCAAAATATGGTCTCTAAGATTGGTCTTCTTAAATGTCTCTTCAATAGTTTTAGATGGAGTTGTCATTTTAGTAATTGATACATATTATATGTATGCTTTAACCTGTATAAAATTCAATTTTTTATGATTATTTGTGAAATAAATAATTATAAAAAATTATAAATTAATCAATCTTATCACATCTTAGTAGATATGATAGATATCCGGGGATACTGGGGATGCCAGAGATGCGGAGGGTGCCAGGGATGCTGGAGATGCCAGGGATGCTGGAGATGGCAGGGATGGCAGGGATACCAGAGATACCATAGATGCCATATATAGCATACGTGCGATGCGTTCCCACTCACAAATTGCACTTTGAACTTCAGCAATAAGTATTGCTCTTTCTTCCGGTGTTTGGGACACGTCCTTATTTCCAAGTTTCGCACAAGCGATTTTTACCGTACGAACACATCCTGTAAGCGTCCCCTGAATATATTTGACATATTGCGAGTTTTCAAAATAGTCAGGTTTGGTAGAATTAAATGCTGACAGTAATGTCGTGGGAGTGATTTCATTCCATTGCTTGTTGCGTAGTAGCGTATTCGCACACAAAGCATCATATGCTTTATATAGGCAAAAATCAGAGAAAAGAAAATCCCACATAATGCCCAAAAGAGCGTCCTCGTTCGTAATGCGATCTAACTCTTGGCGAAAAAACAAGAATATCCAAGAACCAATGTAAATCTGTTTCTCTTCTTGACGTTGCATTCGTTCCAACCCCAATTCGTATAAGTCAAATTTCAAATCACCAAACAAAATAAACTTCAAGCATTTTTCGCGTGTAGTGTCTTGCTGTGACAGTGCCAAATGTGGTTGTCTTTGATATGTCAGTTTTGAGGAACACATGGGTCCATATTTGGTGTAGCAATTCTTATCTCTGCAAAGTTTGAGTGGAAACTTAGGAAAAGCAGTGTTTTTTGGTAACCAACATAGAATATTAACATAACAGTGCCACATAGTTATTATGTATTTGTAATAAATTAATAATTTTACCAATATATATATATTTTTCATTTTTTTCTTGTGTATTTCTTTAAGTTAAATAAATAATGATAATATTATATTAAAATGTCATTAGAAAAACTTATTCGGCAAAATAAAAATAATGTTTATAATAAGAAAAAACATAATATAGAAACTGATACACTAGGTGATTTGTATAATCCAACTGTAAATCACGTGGATAGAGGATTTGATTACAGAGATTTTGAAACAGAAATTGAAAAACAACAAGACAGTAATAGTTATGATTTACACACAGGTTCAATGAAAGAAAAGGGATTGATAAATAAACATAAAATTAAGTATGTATCAAATTATGTGAATATTGATAGTTCTACAAGAATAAGACAAGATGTTTATAACATTACTAAATATCCAATAGTGTCAAAAATAAGTTTCAAACCTGGGGCAAATCCTAATAGCACTGATGTAACATTATATGTGAATAATACTTATGATGTTGGGGTGGGAGACAAAATTATATTAGACGGTTTAGTTGGCAAGTCAATAACATTTAGGTATGTGTCGCCAATTGTTTATTATTATCCAATTGTGGCAGATCTTGACGCAGATAATAACCCAGCATTTCCTGATAATGGTTATAATCGATATCTCCCATATAAACCTAATTATCCTGAGATTAGTAATCTTCAATATCCTAATTATACGTACGGATGGTATTATCCAATATCTGGAAAAATACCATTTTATTTTGTTGTTGTGAATAATTTTGCGGGTATTATTCGATATATAAATCAATTGATAAATACATTTTACGGACACATTCCACAACAAATTTTTGTCAATCTACGACAATTCGTGATTACTGATGTTACATCAAATTATGTACGTGAACCAGAGGAGACATCAGAAACACCATCAACAAGTCCAATTTTTAGTGCTGAACTAATATGTACATTTGATCCTCGCCCACCCGACTTTTATGAGGAAGAACCTTTTATAACAAATATATCTACGGGACTTAATGTTATAACATCAATAGATATAAATGATCCAATTAACAATAGAGCAATTACCGGAACTATAACTGCTGGATTGAAAATTGTTACACAACAAGCAATATATGACAATCAATTAGATAATTATATGCGCATACAATATGATCCACTAAAATTACAAATAAAAAATGATAATAAAATTAATATTTCTGGTTTCAAGGGAGATATATTAAATTCTGTTACTATTTTTTGTGGAACAACTTTAATATTTCTAACAGTATCAAATAGCAATAGTGCAAATAAATTATTTAATAATGGCAATGGTTCTATATTACATATATATAATTTATATATTGGAGATAATCAACCCTATGGAAACATAATTCAAGGGATTGTTCCTTCTGGTTCAGGACTTCCACAACGCCAGCAATTTGGAACGGGAACGAATATATACTATTATGAATATGAAAATAAATACGACCCTTCTAATAATAATCCATTATGTTATAAAAATGTTTATTTACCAACAAACATATATTTCGCATTAGATAATTATAACATTCCTCAAATTCTAGATTTTTTACAATTATTTGCTGACATAGGAGGTATTAATATTTCTAGTGCTACCCAAACTAATACAAATGATTTTGGTAATGTTTCTACAAGTTATCTTAATAATACACATATTATTAAAAATAATAAAATCAACAACATAGATGACGGAATTACAAAAGCATATTTCGATATTGAATTACCTTATAATTTTGTAGCAAAAACACCAACAATATTTAAGTCAGGAATTGAAAATAACGCACCTAATGTTGGAACATTGACTTATACATTATCATATTACACAATTCCTTCACAAGATATAACTCTTGAATTACAAGATTATGAAACAATCCCATTGTCATTATTAAACAATGATATTAATAATCCATATCAATTAGTCACCAATACAAATAATAATATTACATTTGAGATACCATATAGTATATCATCTCCAATTCCTGATTACATAAATAATAATCTAATCACATTAGGTATTATTGATACAATTAGTATAGGGAATCCAACACCTTCAAATTATATTCTTGAACTTGGAGATGTTTTTGAAAAAATTGTAAAAATAAGAATGGTTAGTTCTTGCTTTCCAACATCATATAACACATTTGGAGACACGAATAATACTTTTTATTGGCAAAATATTGATGATATTAATATAAAATCATTTTCATTAATATATCCCAAAACATACACTTTTGAGGAATTAAAAGTTGCTTTTTCTGTAAATTCAAAAAAACAAAATATAAATAATGAATTAGTAATATCAAGAATTAATAATGAAATACAAATACAATCATTATTATCATATAAATTTATCTCATCATTTATCTCATTAAAATCCATAGTGCCAGTTGATGCTGGAGTAAATAGTTTAAATGGTGTTTCAGAAACTGGTGAGTTAGCATATGTTTTAACAATTCAACATATTAATCATCCTTTTAATAATGGAGATACAATACAAATACAAAATAGCAGAGATTATTTATATTTGGCAGCTATTGATATTAATAATATATTTACACTGACTTATATTGATACAAATAATTATAGCGTAATTGTAAATTATACAACAATACCATCTATAATAACAAACACTATACAAAATCCTAACGCTCAAATTGTGTGGGTTTCACCATTTAGAATATATTTTGACAAACCTAATACGATGGGAAATATTCTTGGATTTCACAATGTTGGTGGCAATAATTCGATAACACAATATGCTACAACAATCAATCCAAATACATTATATATTAATGAGATAACAAAACTAAATGATTTTAATAAGAAATTAAAATTAGAACCACCTGCGTATGTTCTCATGTATTGTGATGAGGTAAATGATAATGTTATGATTGTTAATAATGCTATATCAAAAATTAATAATAGGAATTATTTTTTTTACAGAATTAATATGAATAATCCAAACGGACAACAATTGATATATGACACTTTTGCTGATACACCTGTTATATATTCTGCTCCTTTAAGAAAGATAAAAAAATTTAATTTTTCTTTTTTTACACCGGATAATAAACCATATGATTTTGACAATGTAGATCATTCTTTTGTTCTTGAACTTACAACAATAAAAGAAATGCCGGTTGGCACTGAAATACGTGATTAAAATATTTTTATTAATGCATTCTGTCTCTGTTTCTCATAGTATTTAAATACTCAGAACCCCCTGATAAACTACTGAATATATCACTTGAAGAATATTTCCCCCCATTTGTGCTCTTATTATGTTGGGCACTGGACATTTGGGCACTGGACGTTTGGGCACTGGACGTTTGGGCACTAGACGTTTGGACTCTGGACGTTTGGGCACTGGACGTTTGAGTATTAGATGATAGGAGACTGGACGCTTGGGTGCTAGACATTTTAGTACTAGTAGATGTTAGGTTACTAGACGTGTTAGCACTAGACGTGTTAGGACTGGATGATTGAGTACTAGACATTAGATTTTTTGTTCGCGCTTGTTTTTTGGGTGGTTGTTCTGATGTTTTTTTTTTTGAGGTTTCTGTTTCATTAGTTGAACTAGAAGAGGATGAATCATCTGAACTTGAGTCTGAACTAGATGAAGAACTAGTTGATGAACTAGTGCTGGATGGTTCTTGTCCTCCTGTCATTATACCATCAAAATCAAGATTGTTACTTGTTGCTGAATATACCACATTATCATTGCCACCATTTTGTGCCTTTAATGTTTCAAGATATTGTTGTACTTCTTGTATATCTTTGTCTGTATTAAACAATGATGTTTCACTCATCAATGTTGAACCACCAACAGAATAACCATCAGGATTTCTGTGTTTAGATTCTTGTTGTGTAACTGATGTAGCAGAATATATCTCTCCACCATTTTGTGTATTAGATGTTGCTGAATATTCAACATTATTTTCACTTGCTGAACAACCACAACCACCTCCATTATGAGTATGTGATGTTGCTGAATATATAGTGCCTCCTGATTGGGTTGTATCTGAATATACTGAACCACCACCATTTTGAGTATGTGATGTTGCTGAATATACAGTGCCTCCTGATTGGGTTGTATCTGAATATACTGAACCACCACCATTTTGAGTATGTGATGTTGCTGAATATACAGTGCCTCCGTCTAGGGTTGTTTCTGAATATACTGAACCACCACCATTTTGAGTATGTGATGTTGCTGAATATACAGTACCTCCGTCTTGGGTTGTTTCTGAATATAATGAACCATCACCACCATCTTGGTTATTATTGACTAAATCAGAATAAACCATATTTTTAATATATTTATATTCTTCTGAGTTCAGATTTGTATCTTGTTTTGCTGAAACATATTTACCACCAGTTTTTGATTGATCGGAATCAATCACATATCGTCTGCGTTGTGGTACAATAGACACACGGCTATTATTACCACCTGTCATTGGAACAGGGACTGTTGAGACATTTGGTTGTGATGTTTGGATACTGTCTAATGAAAAATTAATATGTGGTGTATATGCCTTGAAATCATTATATGGCAAAACAGTATTTGTTTGACTTGAATTTGAGTTACCCATTATATTATATATATATAAAGTTTTTATAATACAAAATCAAATAATTATAAAAAGCATTAATATATGAAAAAATTATTATTGTTTATAATAGTATGTTTTGTGTTATTTATATTATATTATGAATATACTAATTATGATATGGTTAATGTCATATCAGTTATTGATAAAAAAAAATATTCAGTAAGAAATAGAGAAGACAAAAATAAGGCATCTAATATGCTAGCAAAAATTAATGAAAATATTAAAAAATTAACATTTTATTTAATGTCTAACATTGATAAATTCAAAGAATATGAACCATATATTATCCAATTAAATAATAACATAGAAAGTGTTATAATTAGTGAAACACCATTTAATAGTAATTATACAAGTTATACAGTAAATAAAGGAGACAAAATATTGTTTTGTTTAAGAAATAAAGTTAGTTCAAAATTATTAGATAAAAATAATTTACACGATATTAATTTAATAATGTATGTTGCTTTACACGAAATATCACACGTTGCTTGCCCTGAATACAATCATACACCATTATTTAATAAAATATTTAAATTTTTCTGTTTAGAAGCGATTAATATTGGTATATATAATAAAATTGATTATAGTAAAAATCCTGCGAATTATTGTGGAATGACAGTTGATAATAGCATCATTTAGTAAATAAATAATAATATTTTTATTCAATTATTATAAATATGATAATTGATAAACCATATAAAGTTATTTGGAAATACAAGAATGAAAACCGATATACACAATATAATATTTATATTTATGTTGGCAATGTTAGTGCTGAAATAGATGAAATATTACAAAAAATAAAAAATCTAAATTTATATGAAACTTTTGTTAATTTAAATGAAACTGAAAAGAATAAATTATCAAAAGAATATGGTGAAAAATGGTATGAGTATTTTTTTAATATGTATCATATTATATTTATATTTTCACAAATCAACAATACCGAAAGTATGAAAAAAGAAATTATCAAAAAATATGGCATAGAATGGTATGACACTCATATTATAACATCAAAGGGAATTGAAAAAAAAATTATTTATAGTTATGATGCTTTAATCAAAACAGAATTAGAACGCAAAACAATAAAAAAAGGAAGAGCAATGAATTTTGGTGATGAAAATGAAAAAACAAATTTTAAGTTATCCAAAAATGAAACTATTAATTCAATTTTGGGAAGAAAAGATGAATTCAAAAAAAAAATACAAAGAATATCTAAAAAATCCAAAAAAACAGACCAGAATAGACGAATTAATAGAACAAATAGCAATATATATATTAGTGAAAAACAAGATAATAATACTACAGACAGTAATAAATTATTATCCACCGAAATTGATACAAATAATAATACAAAAATTATGAAAAGTATGTTTTATAACTGGGAAACTAAAAAATATATCTTATTAAATAATGTATTAGGAAAATCATTTAATGATGTTAAAATGAAAGGTGGTGGAAGTAAAGATGAAAATGAAGATGAAGAGAATGAAGAAGAAGAAGAAGAAGAAGAAGAAAATGAAGAAGAAGAAAATGAAGAAGAAGAAGAAGAAAATGAAGAAGAGGAAAATGAAGAGGATGAAAAAAATAATAAAGATGAAGATGATGAGGATGATGAAGAAAATGAGGATGGTGAAGAAAATGAAAAGAATGAAGAAATTGAAGATAAGAAAGATGATGTAGAAAATAAAGATGATGATATTGAAAAATTATACTACACTGATGATGTATTAATTGATGAAAATATTGAGAAAACAAATCTTATGATTAGAAAAACATTAAATGAAAATGTAACAAATAATAAGAATGAAAAAATGTTAGATTTTGACAATAAAAAAGATGTATCAATGACAATTGAAAAATTAAAATTTGTTTATGAGAAATATTATGTCAAAACTCAATTTATATTATGTGATGATACAATAAAAGAGATAAAAAATAAGATTTGTTGTTCAATTAAAAATAATGTTAAATTTGGTGAGAACTCATATATTATTCCATCCCGACAATATTTATGGGGTGAATATATTTATAATGATGAGATTAATAAGGTTATGTTGGGGCAAAAATGGGTAAGAAGAAATGAATTATTGGATGTTGATGTAGAACCAGACAATAGATTTCATTTATATGAACACTTAAAAGACAATTTCACAGATTTAAAAAATATAATACGTAAAACAGGTTCAAGAAATAAGAGAGAAGATGATGAGAATAATATATTGAGCGAGTATGAGAATTATATTACATTTAATGAGATTTATATGTTAGATGTGTATAATGAATTTGGAAAAAATTATAATCCAACTAATGAGATTAAAAAAAATTTAGAAGACTTATATTTGAAAATTTATTTTCCTAATATTAGAAGAGATGATATAGTTCATATTATAGATTATCTAAATGACAAAAATGATATAGAAATAAATAGGACAAAGATTGTTTTTGAAAATTTGTATAATGATCTAATTTTACAAAACAAAATATATGATGTAATCTCAAATGTGAAAAGAAATGATAAATATACGCATATTTTTAAGGAAAATTATGTTACTCATTCTGTTATTCACTTAAATTTGAGACTTACTAAAAGCAAAAAAATAGATATGTATCGTGTATTTAATGAATTTATGACAAACAAAGATTTTCCATATATACAATATCAAACATTAGATTCTGGTTCAGACTATAAATATAACATTGATGAAATTTATAATTATACACAAGATGATGATAATATGAAAACATTACATAAATGGTTCGAAAATGGTTTTTATGGATTAACATTTAAAATTAGACTGGATAAAGAAGCAAATGAACCAAAAAACAGGAATAATTTTCTTAGTGTATTAATCAATGAAGTAGGTAGATTAGAATATAAAATAAATTGGCAAGAGACTGAGAAAGCAACACTTGATGATATTAAGAAAACTTATAAATATATTAAAAATTTAATTGTTAAAATTAATCAAGATAGTCCAAAAAATCAATCATTTGTTCCTGATGATGATGAATTTAAATTTGCTTTTATTAATACTATACAAAAATTTGACTTACCAGAAAAATTTATAATAGACCATAATAATTTACGAGATTTTTCTAGATTTTTTTATCCTTATATATCTCTAATTATTGACCCAAAAAAGAGAATATCTAAAAAAAGTAATGAGAATGACAAATCCAAATATGGAACTTATTTAAGATATAAAAAAATATCTGGTTATGAGAATCTTGCTAAAATTGAACAGCGTATCATGTATTTTATTAAACATTATGAATATGATGAATCAAAATTAATTGTAGAATTAGCAAGAGAATTTAATATTACCGATGAGAGAGCAACAAAAGAATATATGAGAGTGAAACTAAAATATCCTAATCTTAAGAAATCACGTAAAGTATTAAAAAAATTAGACAAAATTCCTAAATACAAATCATCAGGTATTAATATTGACATCCAAGGAAAAAAACGAGAAAATTATAAAATTCGAATTTCAGGAGCAAGGAATAAGAACCAATTATATCGAATTATTGATTTTATGAATGTCTTAATATTTTTATACAGTGAGACGTATTTATACAAGAAAAAAGAAAGACAAATATTAAAAGAAATGCTTATACAACTTACTGATATTGCTAAAAGTCGGGCAAAAGTAGATGATGTTGTTGAATATGATGAATTATTATCATTTAATATTAAACAAAAAATTAAAAAAGACAAACATAGAATTGGTTATAAACCAGAAAAAGGACAAAATCAATGGTCTAGAAATTGTCAAAATTCAGGTGATGAGAAAAGACAACCTCAGCAATATAATTCATCCTCAATAAGTGATTTATTAAAAGAGGGATATAATTATAATAAAAAAACAGATACGTATGAAAGAAAATATATTGAAGGTAAAGGCAAAGATAAAAAAGAGATAATATTAAAAGCATTGAAATTGCCAGAATATGATAGTAAAATGGAAAAGACAGGTAATTTTGTTTATTATACTTGTGATCCAAAAGAAAATAAAAATAATTATTTTGTTGGTATTCTAACAAGAGCAAAAAATCCTTACGGACATTGTATGCCTTGTTGTTTTAAGAAAAATCAAGATGAAACCAAAAATAAAGCAAAAAAAGAATTTTATGATAAATGTTTTGGAAATGAGACAGAAATAAAAGATACAATTGAAGGTGAATATAAAAGTGTCGGTGATAAGTTGTATATTTTACAAGACACGAATAAAATTCAAGAGGGGCGTTATGGATATTTACCAAAATATATGGATTTATTTTTTAATATATTGATGGATAATAAAAATAAGAGACGACAACATTATCTAGAACAAACTGATGGATATTTTTTTAAATATGGCCCTAAAATAAGTGATTATACATTTTTAAATGCGATTGAACCACTTATAAATAAAAATATTGAGGAAATACGAGAAGCAATTATAGAAGCAATCGAAGGTGATAAAAGCACCCAATATTTTACTTCATTAAATTCAGGTGATATTAAAACAAGTTTTGGCACTAAAGATAAATACATTAAATTTATCAAAGAATCTAAATTTTTGGAATTTGAAATGGTTAAAGACATTATTTGTATTCCAGGTGTTTTACACAAGCAAGGATTAAATCTTGTTGTATTTAAAAGAATTTACTCAGTTGTAAAAAAAACATTAGAAAAAGATAAAATTATTGATGATTTCAATTTAGAATGTATAAATGAAGATAGTATTTATAATATTATGAACCCAAAAAGACCAACGATTATTATAGTAAAAGATAATAAAACTTATTATCCAATTATTTTAGTAATAAAAAAAAATAAAAATGATAAGACTGTCAATACTGAGACAATGTTTTATTATGAAGACAAACCATCAAATATAGTAAAACACATATTAGATTTCATAATGAAAAATTGTGGTGATAATAATCTCAAAATGTTCAATAAACTAAGTTTTAGTGCGAGTAAAATATATCACGAAATAGAAAAACTAGAAGACCCAAAATTAAAAATAAAACAGCAAGTAATTGATACTCGTAATAAATGTAAATTTCTCATAACTAATGAAGGATATCTAATCCCAACAAGACCATCTGGAACAATATGGAATGTTAGTATTATAAAAAATATTGATAAATACATTGTAAGTTTTGATGAAACACTAAAATATTTATCTCAAATTAAAAAATCAGTGGATATTGATTTATACGCAACAGGTGTTTATTATGATGTAATTGAAGATGATAAAGCAAAAGTTATAACAATAATAACAAATACAAAAGAAAATATTCCTGTAAAAGAAGAATTCATTGAATTATCTAAATTAAAGAAACTTAATTTGTTATATATTAAAAAGTCATTATTGTCTAAAATTGATATTGAAATCGAAAAGGGTTCTACAAATATAAAGATAGATGAGAGAATACGGCAAATAAATGAGAATATATTTACAGAAGAAGCGTATCAAATTTTTAGATTAACATTTAGCAATTTTATAACAGATAGCGAGAATATTGCTTTGCGCAAAAAGATAGATGATATTGTAATGTCTAAAATGACACATAAAGACAAAATACATAAAGTTCGCCTTATGATATATAAATTAATAGACCCACATTTACACGAAAAATATATTGAAATCGCAAATATTAAAGAAGATGATTTTCAAGTAGGGGGCAAGTATGAAAAATTAATCCATAAAGTAAGTAAAATTCCTAATATTATAAAATATGAACCAAATAATGACAGAGAGACATGTGCTATTCACGAAAATATAGACCAATGTTCCAGAAATCCTCATTGCACTTGGAATAGAGATAAATGTTATTTAGCATTAACAACAAGAATGATTGTTTTGTTTGTTAATAAAATATCAGAAGAAATAGTTTATAATGATTTTAAAGCGTTCGAAATATTTAAAGTTGGTGAATATTATGTTTCAGACATTGTTGATAGAAGTAGATTTTCTTACATTGAAGGACAAAAAATTATTAGAGCAAGTTCAAGCAATATCAAAAAAATATTAGGTGAATTATTTGGCAAAGATAATGTTCCAATTATTGGTAAAAATATTAAAAGTAAAACAGAAAGCAAAAATTATATTACTCTCAATCTGGAAAACCCACTTATGGATCTTGTTGATTATTATATTCAAAAAATCATTCCCAATAACCAAACTATATTTAGAGCATTTTCCAATGGATTTTACTGGAATAAAAATAATTATTATAGCACCGAAAGTCGCAATTTAGGATTTTACAGTCCGGAGCAGTCAAATTTTGCCACTAATTTTAGGTCTATGTGTATTGACTTATTAACTGACCCCAATGAAGTAAAAAATCTAACACCAATAATTAAATCAAAATTAAAATTATCAAATGATGTAAATGACAATGAATCCAAAAATAAAATAAATGAATTTATTTATGAAATTTCAAATAATGTTGCTAACTTTTCCAATGGTTATGTTGAATTACTTATTTTGTCATTAATATACAAAGACATTGTAATTAGAATATATGATTATTCAAATAATATTGTTGAAATGATTGAAAATGGATTGGTATTAGACAAAAACCATAAATCAAAAAATACAAATATGATTAACATTAAATATGAATATGGCAGTTCAACACAAGTGCCAGAAAATGTGTATGTTATTTATTATGCTTAGAATGGGATTAATTATAATAAATCATTATTTATAGTTTCTTTAAAATTATAAACAATAATATTGCGTACAAATAAATTAACATATACCCCCCCCATGCGTGGGGTATACCCTGCGAACAATTTACATTATAAATAAAAATATTTATTTTGTGCTAATATTATATATCTAATGAGAAAAATTAGTTTAAGAGATTTTTTAAAGACATATACGGCAATTTCTGTAAAATTTATAAATGAATATTGTAAGTTTTATGATATGTGTGAGAAAACAAAATATGGTATTGATGTGGAGGATGTTATAGAATATTTAGAAATCAAAAATAAAGAAAAATTTTATAAAAATATTACTCGAAAATATGTTGAAGGAGTTAATTATATTAAAAAATATAATCAGGGACAAAAACATCTTGGTGAAAAAACTACAAGATATTTTTTAGACATAGTAACATTTGAGAAAATATGTTTAATGTCTCATACTGAAAAAGCAAATTCAGTTCGTGATTATTTCATCAAATTAAGAGAATTTATTCATTATTATAAATCTAATATTTCAAATATGATAATAGAAAAATCATTAAACTATCCAAAGGGTTGTATATATATTATTCTTGCTAATAAGAATAAAAATATCTTTAAGATTGGCAAAACTGATGATATGCGCACAAGATTAAAAAATTATGCTACTGGTCGTGATACACATCCAGATGTAAAATTTATTATGCTTGTTGATAATAAAAAGGATGTTGAGAATTGTGTAAAAAGATTATCACATAAATATCAGTTTAAGAAAAATCAAGAAATTTATAAGGTTGATATTGATATTATGAAAAAATATATATTTGATTGTGCGTCTGTTTATACAAATGATTTGGAATTATACAATGATAAAAATGTCGACTCATATATTGTTTTTGAAAGTTCAAAACATAATAAAACAAATAAGAAAACAAGTAAGAAAACAAGTAAGAAAACAAGTAAGAAAACAAATAAGAAAACAAGCAAGAAAACAAGCAAGAAAACAAGCAAGAAAACAAGCAAGAAAACAAGCAAGAAAACAAGCAAGAAAACAAGTAAGAAAACAAATAAGAAAACAAATAAGAAAACAAGCAAGAAAACGAATAAGAAATTATAATATCATTAATCAATCCTAATAGTAAAATCATCATCAATCATCAGAACATTATTCTTTACTTTACATTTTTCTTTTTCTTCATTCTCTCTCTGTTTCTTCTCATATTCTTCATTATTCATTTCTTCATCGATACATGAAAATTTGACCATATGATTTAGATTACAACAAATGCCTTTATTGTCGCAACTATATTTAATATAATCAGAGTCTAATAATGCTCCTTTATAATTAGAATATAATAGACGATGAAGAGCAACTTTTTTTTGATTTTTAAAATAGAAATTTATGTAAATACCTTTCTTTTTATTTTTAATATTTGTAATATATCCAGTCCATAAAGAGCATTTCTCAGCATCAAATATTGATGATGTTAAATTAGATGCTACTCTATTTATGTCATACAATCTTAATTTTTTTGATGGTGGAACATCATTTAATTGTTTTTGTTTTAATTCAGTTTCTATCTCATTCCGTTTTATCAAAGATATTTTTATGTTATTTTCGTTATTGTGTGCCATTACTATATAATAAGAAAATATATTTTGGTGTATTGTAAAATGAAAATAAAAAATTGTATTAATATATAGATGAGTCAATACATTGACAGTTTAATGACAAATAATTTTATTGACACAGATTCAGAAAATCTAGAACATTTGTATTCTGACAATTATAAGAATTTATCAGGAGGCAAACCGGTTAGACCAAATAATATGCCATCCGGTGGTTTTCCCCCGATTATTATTATTGAAAGAAAAATAAAAGAAAAAGAAGAAGAACAAAAGAAACGCTTTTTTAGTGTTTCTAATGATAATAAAAAATTGTCTATAAAAGACATTCTAAGTAAAAAACTTTAAATTTTTTTCTTGTTTTCTTCACCTTTAATTTCAACTAAATCACTGCTATCATCAAGTTCGCTATATTCTGAAAATACTGCTGTTAAATCAATCTTCATATTTTTTTGATTATTAATTATGTTTCCTGAACTATTCTTAAAAAAGAATGTATTCACATCTTTATCTTTTGCTATTTCTGGATTATAATTCCAAGAAATCATATGTCCTGCTTTCTTGCGCTTTTCATATTTTTGTTGTTGTGCCATTTTTACTGAAATAGTTGAACCAATACAATCAACAACAAATTCTTTAAATAATCCATCATCAAATATTGTTTTATTATTTTTGGTAATATTATATTCCTGCATATCTATCATATTTGATAATAATTTATAATACAAATCTTTTGTAATATCATCATTATTCGTTCGTGCCATCATTACATTTATCAAATTATATAATGCTATCATTGAAAACGAACCGATATTAATTTTATCTTTCTTCTCTTCTTCAAATGATTTTTTTGTGAAATAATGTCCCAATACTTTATTATAAGGCGTACATCTCATATTGTGATGATACACAACACATATCAATGTTTCATCATAATAAATTTGAGTTCTAAATCCAAAATACTGAAAAAATGGATAGAATTCTTTGTATGTTATTTTACTTTTTGCCATTGGAAATTTATCATATAATGCGAATATCAAATCTTTCACATCTTTTTTATAAAATGTTGATACTACCTCATAATAATTTACATCACTATATTTTACTTTATCTGTTTTACATTCTTTAATTAAATGATTATAAGCATACATCCCTACTGCTACTGTTGTTTCTTTATTTTTTAGAAAATTATTTACAGTTCTAAATGCTATATCCAATTCTTTGTCAGGTGATACTATTGCTACATTAGTATCTTTTACTTTTGGTAATGGATAATATTTTGTTAATAGTAATAATCTTTGAAAAGTTTTTTCAAGTCTAAAATATGATGTTAATGGGTCTGTCAAAACTCTGAAATAATCTATCATCATAAAATGTGGTCCCGCAATAATCAATCCTTTTACATCATTAAATGGAATTTTATTATAAACATTTCTTGGAACATATGACGCATCAGCACATTTAATACCTTCAACATATACAGTGTATGTTTCTTCGTGTTGTGCTTCAGCTGCTCTAATAAGTTTAAATTTTTTCTTATGTAATAAATTTGCTATTTCCATTGCGTCATTAATTGGGTCAGGTGAGTAAAAATCAAGATCCCATTTATCTACATCTTCATCATCATAAAATGCGTCTTTCATATTTTTCATTTGAATTAATTTATTCAATCCAAACCCGCCATATAATTTTCGTTTCTTATTAATTATAAAATCTTTAACAGTATTTATAATTTCCCATCTTTTATCCAATGTTGGTTCAACACTTTCTAATTCTTTCTTATGTGCTTTTTTTATTATCTCTTCTGAGTGTTTTACGAAATCCTCAATAGTAGTTGAACTGTAAAATGACATTTATATTATATAATATAATGATTAATTAAATATTTAAATATCAATTTTTTTTGTTTTTCTTTGCTATTATAAAATTATTTATTGTTTTACATAGTATTGTTGTTAATCCAAATGGAATTAAAAATGGCATAGAAAGTTTTATAGATTTTGTTATATTTGGTGGAAGCATAATTATAAATAATAATGATAAATTTTTAGTCAATTAAAATTTTAACCAAACACTTGGCGAAAATTGGATGAATGGACGAAATTAGGGTTTGCGTCATTTTCACAAGATGAAGAACAACAGAACAAGCAATACTTCATTCCTGTGATTTGTGCAATGGATATCATTATGATGATATCCAGAGATGGCTTTTTTCGACTTTTGTCGTGAAGATCGAGGCAGAGTGAATTATTACACGTTTTGAATTTTTTACAAAGTTTGTGCCCCATCAATTTATGCGCTGTATCAGAATAACAGCAATTTTGATTTGAACAATTTTCAAAATAAGTGCATTTGTTTTGAATGAATTTAATAGCATCCTCAATTAATGCCATTATCTTTTTTCCTTCACTTGTTGCTGTCTCAACAAGTGTTTTTTGTGTTGGTTCAACCTTCGTCTCAATTTTAGGTTCAACCTTGGTTTCAACCTTGGGTTCAACCTTGGGTTCAACCTTGGGTTCAACCTTGGGTTCAACCTTGGGTTCAACCTTGGGTTCAACCTTGGGTTCAACCTTGGGTTCAGTCTTTTTTTCAACAAGAGCAGAAGCAATACCCCATACTGGTTTGATTGGTTGTTCAACTAATGGCAACTCTGGAAAATTAGCATCAGTAAATGACGGTATGGGTTTTTGGGGGATATCAAAATGGCGCAATTTCTCATTTGATGTTTCTCCACAATTTGTATTTTTGATGAGACACACGCGACACAATGACGGAACAAGATGTGCTTCTGGTGGCATAAATGTTCTAAATTTATCTCCATTGCCAAGTGTGATATCAAGATAATGCCCCGCGTCTTTGCCAGGACATTCAGAACCAAAATTACAATATCGCGGAAATTTGGAACCACAATTGTGTGCTGGTAACCACCACAGCGGACAGTATAAAGGACAAGTTTGGTTGGCATCGTTATACTCACCAAAAATTGTATAATACCAAGAATTCGCATAAGCATATTCTAATGACATTCCTCGCACAAATTCTTCGGTGTATATGGGATTTGTATTGCGTGCCTCCTTAGGTGCCTTCTCAGGTGTTTTCTCAAGTGCCTTCTCAGGTGCTTTCTCCGGTGCTTTTTCAAGTGCCTCCTTAGGTGCCTCCTTAGGTGCCTCCTTATGTGCCTCCTTAGGTGCCTCCTTAACCGCAATGACAGTCGGTTTGACTTTATTCAAACATTCAGCAACAACAGCAGGCATAATATTCTCGCCTGTATGGTCGATCTGTTTATTGCCTGGATCGCTCAGTTGCTTGGATTCACCCTTAGATAACATCTCAAAGATTGCTGACAAGGCTTTAAGGGATGCTTTAATTTCATTGCCATTTGGCAGTTTAAGCGTGATGATTTCTTCAGACATCTCGTAAATGGGTTGGGGGTTCTTTTTATAGTAATATAAAAAACTCACAATATTTTCATTTATTTCAATTTTTTAACATACAATATACTTATAAAAATCATAGTTTCCGCCATATTGTTGTATTTTACGATTATTATAAAATAATGTCCCACTTATGACAATAATAATAATTGCTCCTATAATATATTTTTTGTATAATTCTTGTTTTTGAGAGTGTTGTTTTTTAATATATTCATCAATATTTTTATCATCATAATCTAGGTCATCATATGTGTAATAAATATAAGCACCAAATAAAAGTGCTAGCATTAATAGCGTCCAATGTAAATCCAATTTAGTGCTCAATACATATAATATATACAAGAAAACTGAAATCATAATGTCATTTGTTAATGATGTTTTCTTATTTAGTGACAATAATACGAATAACATAATAAATGTCATAACGTGTTGAAATAATCTATTATTTGACATAATATTAGTCATTTGATGAGATATTGTTTTGTTTTGTGATATAATATTATATAAATAAAACACAAAAAAAAGTATTATAATTTCTTTCATATATATTATTGCTTTATAATTAAAATTAATTAGAACCTTTCACTGATTGTTCCAGAATAGTTGTAAATCGTTTGTCCATTATATCCAGAATATTATTGATACTAAGTAAATATCCCTGAACGAGTAAATTAGATGTGCTTTTAGGTGTAGCATATTTATTATTATCTTCTTGCTCCTCAATATCATCATCATTTATTTCATAACTATTATCAGAAATATTTGAGTCTCGCCTTTCTTTCTTTTTGATTGGATTTTTAAAGCAACTCTCTAATTGGGTACATAGACTTAGAATTTCTTCTTGTGTCCAAAAGTTTTTAAATTTGTCTATATCAAATATTGTTGAATAAATAACATTGTCTTTATTATTATCTTGTGTATCTTGGGATGAACTATCATCAAGAAAACTTTTCTTTCTAGAAATTGTTCTATTATATAGCATTTCTGGATAATATGTATTATCAATTATTGCTGTTAGAACAATAATAAAATATTGTAATGTTCCAACAACTGTTCCAGATTTGTATGTCTCTTGTAATGTTATCAATCCTAATCTTAAATATTGCGCAAGATTTATATAATGAGAATACATGTCTGGTGCCATCTGTTTTGATGGTGTTATGTAAAGTTCAATGAAATTACAAATAACACGATTTAGAACGTATATATCTTCTCTACTATCTCCATTAATATATCTGTCTAATCCTTGGGCGATTTTTAGTCCATAAAATTTGCTAGGGTTTGGTTCGCATAAAACAATATTATGGTCTCTTATTGCTATCTTTGTTCCCTTTGGTTTGAATACTAATGTGATTATTCTTGCTACTGCTGTTATTGTCTCTAATACTTGATATTTATTTGACATTTATTATAATAATATAAATTAATAATTAAGGATGTTAAAATTTATTTATTTTAACATCAAGGTCTCTAAATAATGTTATGCGATCAATATTATCATATGTTAATTCTTTGAATTTTTCAAAATAATTATTTTCTTGTTCTTGAACGTTTGTCAAAGCATCCAAAAAATAATAATTTGAACCATAAATATCTTGGTGTTTAACAAACGCAATTGTTTTACTATCATTTTGAGCGAGAAAGTATGTATATTGATTATCAAATTGTGAAAATGGATAAATATATTCATCAATACATTTAAGATTGTTTTCATCTTTAATATCACAGATTGAAATTGGGATGCTTAATTCTTCTGCGAGCAAAGGGTTGTTCAGTAATCCTAGATTTTCATATGGATGTAATGAGATCGAAAAGAACATAATTTTATATGTAGTAATAATAGTATGATAGACAATAAGCAATTTCAATTTTTTATCATAATAGAAAAATTGAAATAATGTAATATTTATAAATTCCATTACTAACATTCAAAATCAATAACAATGCCTATCTCAATTGTAAATGGAATAAACATTTCGTGGGACTTTTGTGTTTTATGTGAAAAAAAACTCCTAACAAAGTCCAAGATGTATTTTGTTGTGTTGGATGTGAGTTTCTTTATGTTGGGTTTAATAGAAAAAAATCCTGAAAATTATTCAATATTACTTATAACAAAAACATATATTTTTGTTAAATAAAATTATTAATAAACATACATTCCCGGAATTGGGTCATCATCCTTATTCTTTCCTACCTTCTTATGCTTTCTATTAGAAACAAAAACGTCAAATCCATTTGATACATCTTGAAATGTCAAACATTTTTTATTCTCTGGCATTCTCTTTCCGTGTGATATTTTACATTGTAAAAATAATGTTTCAATATCTCCTCCATAATATGGGAACTTGTCTTTGTTATTTCTAAAAAACATTAGTAAGTCATCATCCTCAATTTCCAAAGTCCAATTTTCTTGTTTTACTTTTAGTTCGAACATTTCTTTTAATTCAACACTGTCATATCCTTCAACGACATATTTAAATGTAAATCGTCTTCGTAATCCATCATTTGCTGAAAAAAAGCATTCTTCTAAATCTTTCTCGTATCCAGCAATAATACATAATAAGTCTCTCTTGTCTGATAAATTTTTATTAAGTGTATCAAGTGCTTCCTTAGCAAATGAGTCGCGATGTTCTTTGTGTCCTAGTGAATATGCTTCATCAATAAATAACACACCCCCCATACAACTATCAATAAATTTCTGTGTCTTATCTGCTGTATGTCCTAAATATTTATCAACAAAATCATTACGTGTTGCTTCTTTGAAATGTCCATTTGATAAAATACCCATTGCTTTATACACTTTGCCAATAATTCTTGCTAAACAAGTCTTGCCAACTCCAGGTGGCCCAGTAATAACTGTGTGCATCATTTCACTATTCGTCTGGATACATGGTAAATTAAAAGAGCAATCAATACAATTATTACATTTTGAACTTGAATTAAATCCTTGAAGAAAGAATAATATTTGTTCTGCCATTCTTTGTTTCACACTTGATAAACCAACCATATTATTCAGTTCTGTAAGTGGTGTTACCAGATTACACATTAGACGCATATTAAGACCTCTAAATGTTGTCTGTTTCTTACAATGATATTTTTTTCCTAAATAGATTAAATCATTTATTGTATTAATTTCTTCAATATTAACATCAAAGTAATCTCCTAATTCAGGTTCTTCTTCAAATGTCTTGTGATCGCATACTGGATTATTACATTCAAGAATAACTGGCAATTCTGGTAATTTAGGTGTATCCTCTTTATGTCTCCCAGATTTTGGATCATTAAACATTAAATCTAAAAAGAAAAATTTGGGTATATCTGTTTTCTTTCTCGATGGTTTTTTCTTATCATCCTTTTTGGGTGTGTCTTTCTTGGTTGGTTTCTTAGGTGAGTTTTTCTTAGATGTTGTCTTCTTAGACGGTGTCTTCTTAGATGATATCTTCTTAGATGTCTTAGTCTTTTTGGGTTTCACACTCATAACATTATTGCTTTCAATCTCCTCAAATTTTCTCTTAGTTCCAAACATCACGTTATGAATTATTTATTTGAGTTATTATTTAGACTATTAAATTATTATAAAAAATTATGACATATATTTTTTCTCAAAATTGCTTCTTGTAATAGTCTTAATATTAAGTTCTTTTGCTTTGAGTAATTTTGATTGTGTCTTTTCATTTTCTACATATATGACCAATGTTGTATTTTTACTTACACTTGATGAGACTGTGCCTCCATTATTTTCTATAAATTCACTTATTTCATCACTTCTAAAACCAGTCATAACTATTTTCTCATTTTCTAATTTTTTATTAGATTTTTTGCTAGATTTTTTGCTAGATTTCTTGCTAGATTTTTTGCTAGATTTTTTTTGTTTAAAATCATAATTAGTTGCTTCTTTAAGTTCATTGAGAAATTCACAAAAACTTTTTAAATTTTTAGAAAACATAATCGAACTTTTATCAGAAAATCCTTTTATTTTTAATATTTTTTCATTAATATATTCTGATTCTTTTTTTTCCCAATCAAGAATTCCAGGATATTCGTCTATAATTTTTTTTAATTTTTTTGACCCCAATATTTCACCAAATTTAGTAGATGCATGCATTAAATCGTGTAATTTAATTTTTGATAATGCGTTGTCAATCTCTTCATATATTTTTGTAATCATCTTTTTTCCCAATCCTTTAATGTCATATAACGTATCATCTTTTGTTGAACTTGCTATTAATATCTTCTTGATTGAGTTATATTTATTGTCATATAATTTTGTTATAATTCCTTCACTCAAATATTTTACTTTTAATTTCCTAAAAAAATGTAAAATTATTTTTATTTCTATTTGTTCTAATATTTCTTTGCTTGGTTCATCAACTATAATTTTTACTTCTGTGGCATTCCAATGATATTTCATATCTGGCATTCCTGGTTTTTTTGATGGTTTTACAATATCTACAATAAACGGTATTACCTCATTAGACCTGACAATTTTTATTATTGAACCTTTATTTATGTTGTTATCATAAATATATTTCGCATTATGTGCTGTTAAATAAGTCACCGTTGTATTTCCAGTTAGTTTTGTTGGTTTAATTCTCACAATAGGTTGTAAATAATAATATTTTGTTGGACTCCAAATAACTTCCTCAACCTCAACATCTTTCATATCGGCGTCTTGGTTCATTTTAAATGCCATCGCATTTTTAGGATTATCACTTGAATTATTGTATCCTTGTGAATTATCAAAAACAACAAGACCATCAATTAGATAATCAGATTTTATTTTTCTTTCTAATAATATTTTTATTAATTTTTGTTCCACATCTTCTTGTTCATCATTATCATCATTATCACTAGCATCTTGAACGTCTCCAATTTCACAATTCCATACTGTATCAAATCCCCAATCTTCTAATTTTTTTAATTTATTTTTTATTTTTTCTTTGTGTGATAAAATATCATAAACTATATATTTTGCTACTTTTGCTATTCTATTATCTATCTTGTCTGTGTTCATCAATCCAGCAACAACCGATCTAGGATTTTTAAATTCATCTTTAAATGGTTCAAAATCTTTTTTACTAATAACAACCTCACCTCGAATACTTGTATTATTTGGCATTTTATCTAATGCTTTTTTGTTGATTAGATGTTCTATCAAATATTTCTTTGATGTTCCAATATTTGTCTGCTTTTTTGTGTATAATTCTATTTGTCCTTTATTATTCTTATGTAATTGAACTGAAATGCCATCTAATTTATCCATAATAATATATGAACCTTCATATTTCTTGAACCATTTTTTTAATTCTTTCTCTTTTGGTTTTATCTTATTTAATGATGGCATTGTGTATGGTAATTCAACATCAGTTTTGTCTTTATTTGACACTCCTGTTTGAAACAAAAATTTATTATCTGGGTCTCTTTTTCTTAAAACTGCTTCAAGTTTATCATAAATACTGTCATCAACAATCTCAATATCAGAATAATAAGCATCACTTAATTTTTGTAATAATTTTACTAATTTAGAAATTTCTAAATTATTAGCATATTCTGTTGGGTCTTTAAGAATTTCGGCAATTTCCTTTTTACTCATTTTATTTAATAAACTAATATATATATATTTTTAACATTTATAATTTCAATTTTCTCTAATCGCACAAAATAATATTTTCCATATCTTCAACTATATTAAAATCAAAATTTCTTCTAAAATTATTTGTTATGTCATCATAAATTTTTTCTATCATAGAATTATTTTGTATCTTGAAATAATTAGGTAAATTGCCTAGTTCTTCTTTCAGTTCTTCTTTTGGTTTTTCGTTTGGTTCGTCAGTCATATACTTTTCAACTCTTTTACTAATTTCATCATCGTCAATGTCTTTAACTACTAGCAATATTTTGATTAATTTGATATAGTTTGCTTTATGTTCTGCATCTTTAGGGTTTGCCTCAAATGAATTTTTAATTGAATTTATTTCTTCAACAAGTGTATTAACAAAATCAATATTATCCGAAGTTAAATATTCAGTCATTTTTTGTTTGATATTTGGTTATTGTATTAGAATATACGCATTTTCATTTTTTATTATTATGAAAAATTCACAATAATAAAGATAATAAAATAAATTAGTTTTTATCTTCTTCAGGTTTAGATTTTTTAGTTTTTTTCTCTTCTTTCTTTTTTACATCTTCTGTCTTTTTCACTTCTTCAGTTTTTGTCTCTTTCTTATCTGTTTTTTTTACTTCTTCGGTTTTGACTTCTTTTGTATCTTTCTTATCTGTCTTTTTTACTTCTTCTGTTTTAACTTCTTTTGTATCTTTCTTGTCTGTCTTTTTTACTTCTTCTGCTTTGGTTTCTTTCTTATCTATCTTTTTTACTTCTTCTGTTTTGACTTCTTTTGTATCTTTCTTGTCTGCCTTCTTAACTTCTTCTGTTTTAGTTTCTTTCTTGTCTGTCTTCTTTACTTCTTCTATTTTGATTTCTTTTTTGTCTGCCTTCTTAACTTCTTCTGGTTTGGTTTCTTTTTTGTCTGCCTTCTTAACTTCTTCTGATTTGACTTCTTTTGTTTCTTTTTTATCTGCCTTTTTCACTTCTTCTGTTTTTGTCTCTTTCTTGTCTGCCTTCTTAACTTCTTCTGTTTTGGTTTCTTTCTTGTCTGCCTTCTTAACTTCATCTGTTTTGGTTTCTTTTGTGGAAACTTCAGAAATTTCATCATTGCTTTCATTTTCACTTTCATCATTCTCATCATTCTCATCATTTTCTGTTTTATTTTTGCCAATTACAAGTGATTGTTTGGTTTTTGCTTGAACCTGTTTTTCAATCGTCTGAGATGGTTTAGCATCTTCATTAAGTTTCATAGTATCATATAATTTTCGCGATAGTTCAATAACTTCTGCGTGCTTAACACAATACATTTCTTTAACACAAACTAAATTAGCAAGAAGTTTATTTAAATTTTCATAAATTTCTGGAATATTAGTTTCTTTGCTTTCTGTAATAATTGGTGTTTTGAAATATTTATCCAAGTAATTTTTAAAGTCAGTTTGGAAATCAACAATATTAATAACTTTTTGAGATGCCATTTTGTTTTATTGCTATTAATAAGTAATAATTCGTTAAATGTTTAAAATTCATTTTTTTTTGATGTGTTTTTAATATGAATAAATTAATGATGCTATAATTTAAAAATGAATTCTCATGTGTTATGTAATGCTTCAATTTATGATAATACTAATAGATTATTATCTATGTTTGATAATTTGAATACTGCTCTTGTTGAACTTAGCAATATCACTAATAGTTATTTACTTGTAGTATATTATTTATCAACTGGAAATTTAATTAATACATACAAATATATTTATGATGTTAAAACACAATCTTATGTTATGACAAAAAATAGTGTTCATAAGAATATTAAGACGCAAGAAGATGTCAAAGAAAATGTCAAAGAAGATACCAAAGAAGATACCAAAGAAAATGTCAAAGAAGAAATTAAAGACATTGTAAGTGAAAATATATTGGCAAAACTTGATGAAGAAATTAACACAGATTCACGAAGAAAAAGAAAAAATCCAGAAGATAAAAAACAAGAAGAAAAAAAACAAGAAGACAAAAAACAAGAAGAGAAAAAGCAAGAAAATTTGTCAATATTTAGTTCTGATAAAGGTTCATATTTAATGTTCAAATCTAAGATTAATAAAGAGACATTACAAGAGAAAAATATATCTCCATTATTTATTGCTAAATATCATATTATTAAGTTTATGGATATTAATGAGTTGATAAATTTTGACAGTAATGATGATATTCAAATAGAAAGTGATATTTATTTGGAATTACACAAAGTAATTGAAAGTATGGATTACAAAAAAGAAAATGTTGTTGAAAAATGTAAATGTGATAATAATAAAGATTGTGATTGTGAAGTAATAATAAAGACAAAGGATGAAGACCCATTAAAAAATATTGGCGATGAGTATAATGAGGTTTGTAATTATTTTATGGAATATTTGACAGAACTAAAAGAACCAATTTATAGTTCAAAATCGTATCACAAAATTTTGGATAGTAATATGAAACTAAAAAATGAATTATTCAAAGACGCAATAGCACAAGAAATATTTGAATAAAATAAATAAGTAAAAAATTATAAGTATAAATTATATGAATAAAAAAGAACCCCAGGTTAAATACATCCAAATTAATAATAAAAGCACTGAATTAAGATTAAAAAATGATGGATATGTAAGACCAGAAAAAACTGCTACTGAATTATTAACACCAGAAGAGATTGAATTAAGATTAAGAAATTATGAACAAGTAGATATTAATGAAATAGAAAAATTAAGTAATCCAACCAGAATACAATATTTTGAAATAGCGACAAATGATGATGGAGAAGATATTTATAGATACCGACAAGGAGGGATATTAATAATTAATAAATATCCTGATTATTTAGTTTTAGAAGGCAAAAATTCAAAAACATTTTGCGTCCAAATAAAAAAACATGTATTTTACAAAGAGAAAGATTATGATAAATTGAAAAAAGAATATGAAGACATTATAATAAAAAAGAATAGAATTATTGAAGAACAAAAATATATTATAGAACAGTTCCAGAAAAAAACAAAAATAAAGCAATAATAATATAATTTTATTATAATTACTTATAAATATATGTTTGAGGATATAAATCATTATGACACACAAGAAACTAATGAAATGGTTATTAATGATGAATATAATTATACACCTGAAAAAGTCAAACTAATCCTAAAAGAAAAAGAAAATCCGTGGTATTTTAACAAAACCATTATCAATGCTGATACTAATCAACATAAAATAACAGGTATTATAACTGATGAAGATACACAAGAAAGTGAAGAAAAAGAAGAAAATAGACCAAAAAAAACAGAAAATAAGAACTATATTTTTTATATATTTTGTGCTGTTATAGTAATACTATTGATTTTACTAAAAATAAAAAAATTATCTAATAATTTTTAATTTATTTATGAATAATATATGTTTGTAAATCTGATAATAATCGGTATAATTATAATAATTTCTTATTATATTTATCAAAATAAATGTGATATGAGTCTAAAATATATATTGTATTCACTTTGTGCTATTATGGTTATTAACCAATTACAAAAAATTATGAGCAAAGATTTAGGCGAATTTTTCACTCCGGCAGACGCAAATGAAGCAATTCAAAATATTGCCTCAATTTATAATAAATCCAATATGACAGTCGATAATCTTACTATAACTGGTAATCTTGATGTGAAAGGTAAGTCTACATTAAGTAATCTTGGTGTATTAGGTGGATTTGCTGTTAATGGTTTGTCTACATTAAGTGGAATTGCTAATCACAATGGTTTAACAAGTGATAATATCACAATAAAACCTGACAATGCCTTAATATTTCCTTCTTCTGATAATAGTAAAGCAACATGGAAATATTTTAATAATAATAATAATGAACTACAACTCACTAATTCTGTCAATCAAAGTAAAGTTCGCGTGGTAACAAATCCATCAGGGAATGGTACTCTACAGACTATTTGGAGTCGTCCTGATGGTAATAATGACGCACTTGTTGGTCTTGTTCCTGCTGCTAATACAAGCCGTGGAACTCACGATGGATATATGTATGTAGGTCATACAAGTGGTCCTAATTGGAGCACATAAATTTATCTAATAATTCTATACGAATTTTTCGGCAATGTCAATAATCTGTATTCCTCATTAAAGTTTATTTTTATGTATCTATTATAACTACTAATATAGTGTCTATTATACAAGAAACACATTGCGTCTAATATATACACTGATTGTGTGAATGGGTTTGGTTGTCCTTTGTATAATCTATCCATTTTTTTTATAAATATATCCATCAAATAGCATTTATTTTCTATCATCCATAAATAGAAATTAGCTATATTATCATCTTTTTTATTAATTTCCAGTAAATAATTTTTCATATAAATTTGATATATTTCGTCTCTATCTTCTTTTACTAAAATTTTGTCTGGTTTTGTTTCTTTCATTTTGTCTAAATCATTATAAGAAAATACAGGATATAATTCTACATTTAGTGTTCCGGTATTTTTATATCTTTTTGTATTATTTTTAATATACTCATAATAATCCATACAATAACTGCCACCCATATAAGTATCAGGAAGATTTATATTTGGTGTTTCTTTGTGTTGCTGAATGTTATTTGGGTCTTTGATAATTGTTATATCGTGAGTGTCTGGGGTTGTTGTGTAAAATCGTTGCTTTTTAATAATTGCTGGGGCGTCTCTTGTTTTTTTTGGTTTTAATTTATGGTCGGTGTGTATTTTATTAATTCTTTTTAATTCTTTTTTAAGTCCTCCATTTTGCAATTGTTTTATACTAATATTATCACAACTCATAAAATCAGCATAAATCATTACATTGGGAATATTAAAATAATATGCTATGCTTGACAAGAATTTTATAAAATTTTCATCCCCAATAATATCTTTTTTATTTAGTTTAGAATATTTTGTAAAATAATTCACTCTGATTTGTTGTACATCATTCATTGTTCCTATTTCTATCATAAATAATATATATCCATCATAGATAGAATACATACAAAACCCATCAGGTATTTTCAAAGCATACATTTCCTCATATACTGATGTGCTGTCATACCATTCTCCAACAACATAAAATAATTTCTCACCAATCTGGCATTTAATTCGATACATTGGGTCAAAATAAGTTTTTATTAACGCTTCTATTTTTTCTTTGAGCGTATAAATTTTAGAAGTTGTTATTTCAAGAAAGTCAATGATTTTTGTTTTATTTGCTTCACTTAAATTTGGTCTTAATTTGAATTTAGGTGTGCCATTTTTTACCCATTCAAATTCATATCTTGTCTTTACATTTTCTACAAATTCATCATCAGGATGAAAATAATTACAGTCTTTATTTTTTGATATTAATTTTAGATGAACTAATGGGGGCAAAATAATTTCTTCTTCGTGTGGAAAATGTGAGAATAATTCTAGGCACAAACCAACCCCTTCTATGTTTTTGGGTATTTTTATTTTTATCAATACAAAACCAAATTTGTATAAATCATTTCTGTAAAATGGGTCTCTCGTACAAGACATAAATCCATTTTCTACATAAATATCTCCAATTTCAATATTCTTAAGATAATCATCACTACTCACAAAACGATATAATATATAATCTTTGTCAAATGCAGGTGCTTTTAATACTGTCTCCCACATTTTCATTATGTTTGTTTCTAAATATTCATTTTTATAATCATACTTTGTCAATCCTCTCAAATATTGGTTCATAAAATAACTCCCTTGAATTGTGTAATATTGAATTAGACCAACCATATTTCTTTCTATGATATAATTTTGATGGCTAACTAAAATGTCTCCGGATACATCATTTTTTTGTATCTTTCGACATAACTCATCATAGTCTTCTTGTTTTAATCCATCTTTGTAATCAACATAAGTTGTATTTTTAGGTAATACAATAAGTTCAATATTCATTGCTAATTTTAGAATTTCATCCTTTGTGTAATATGGTTTTAAATGCCCTTTATGTGGCACAAATGATTTACGAATACATGTATATGTAGCATTGCCAATATCAGGCGAATATCTATAAAAAATTTTTAAATAAGTTGATTGTAATAAGTCTAAATTCAATTGTCCCAAAAATTCAAGAATTAATCTACACTTTCTTATGCGTCTAATATAAACATTATCTTTTTGTAATTTTTCATTGTACTTTAATTTGCTATTATTATGTTTCATTGATTGTTCTATCATTTCAATAATCAATTTGTCCGGAAATCTATAATCGTGATTTACAACCCTTTCATAAACATTTCTTTTTTGTATAAGATACATATTAAATGTGTAAGCATCATACATAGGCACAAATGTTTCATTCTTTGAGATAGCGTCTTTGATTTCTTGTTGTGTCATTGTGATTTTATCATTTTCTAATTCTTGTTCTGTTGGTATTCTATATTCAAGGTAATATAATGATTTTAGTCCCTCGTTAATGTCTATTTCTTTTATAGTTTCTGATTCTTTGTGATATAGATATATGGGGTTCATACTTATTATGGGGGATGAAAATAATAATGGTATTGTGATATAGTATAAAAAATTGAAAAAATCAATATATTGTAATTCTTATAGTTATTAACCAATCTTAACATTTCAGGAATAAAGAATGTCGTGTTTGTTTTGTACTAACTGTGGAAGCGGTTTGAAGAATATGACCCGTTTTTGCGGTCAATGCGGCAAAAAAGTATTTAACGAAGCTGTGCCGGCACTTTCAGGCCATCATTCTGGCGCCGGCAAACCCGTGTGCCGATATGGGTCCGGCTGCTACCGAAAAAATCCCGACCACGCAAAAGAATTTGACCACCCCCGCTCTATGAGTGGCGCTTCTGCTGTGTTTATGGGGCCGCCATCGGCAGCTCTGGTTGTGAAGAAACCTCCGCCCGGATGTCAGTGTTTTGGCGCAAGTGGGTGCGAAAAGTGTGCGAGACCATTGTGCTGGTTTGGACCGGAATGTTTACGGAAAGACCTCGCTCACAAAATGAAGTACGACCACACCGGTTGTGTGAATGGTTCGTGCTTTAGTGGTTCACGGTGTGGGGCACATTCCCATTTGCCAATCCGGGATTGCTAATATCCCTGTTACTCAATCTGTAATGTAGGGGGGTTCATAATATTTAGAACAATTTTTTATTATTTATTCATAAACATACTCTACTGATTAATTGTAATATAAATATGGAAAACAAATAATATATACATTTTTCATCTTGCTTAATATCAACAATAAAACATATTTTTGTCATCACGCACAAATCGCCTTGAAACAACCTATGTGTATTTTGTGAATAAACAATTATTCGGTGAGATTGGGGATGAGATTGGGGATGAGATTGG